ATATCAATACTATTGACGCGCGGAGTAATTCGGACCACCGGGTTGCCGATGGATACTGGCGGGTAGTTGACGGAGTAGGTTTGCACGCCTGACTGATCCGAACGCTTCCAGGTACCACACTGCATCACATAGCAATCCTGCCGATCGATTCTTCCAGCGTCAGTCGCATAATCACGAGCCACCTTGTCTACAATGGCCGAGTGGCCATGCCCAAAGCAAAATAATCTCACACCATGCATTGTGGCATACATCCGGTGCGCGCCACCCAGACCCTTGATTACCTGGCCACCCCATCGGCCATGGATTAAGAAGATATCGAGGCTGCCCCGGCGCTCATATTTGCTTTTGCCTCGTGATTTTGTGCGGAACCGCAACCGGATGCGGCACTTCCCGGAGTGTATAGCGCTGCAGCTGTGTGCTGATTCCCCCTCGATTGGGTTGGCCAGCTTGATCCAGTCGGTTTTGTGTTTCAGCGCCGCACAGGTGTCGCCAAGAAGGTTGTAGCTGTGGCGCTTCAGAACAGCGTGCTCGTGATTGCCCGCGAGGCGGCACAGCCATTTGCGGCCCTTCTCAAAGTCAACCAGATGATCGCGTGTGGCATTCAGGCGCGCATCGTGCCCCGCCATCAGATCCGACGAGCTTGCCGTGAACCGCTTCAAATCGCCTGGCAAAATCAGATCGCTGGCGTCCCCTACGTCGACATAGGCCACCTTGTGGGGAGAATTGTCCAGCGCCCGGTAGAACTTCTTGAGTGCATCTCTGTCACATGTAGCGCTTTCCAGGTGCTTGTCAGACGTCGGTACAAAATAGATAGGCTCACCGGCACGCTCCAACAAAACGTCATAAATCAGAAAACGATATGGTTGGTCCGTCATTGCTGCACTTCCAGGACACGGGTGGAGAGCACGATTGCGAGGATGGTCGATGCGAATGTCACGAACCCGACGAGCGCCATTCGCAGGGTCTGAAATCGGCGATACCTGGTGTATTCCTCCTCGATCTTGGCGTATGATTGCTTCAGGGCATCGTAGTCAATGGTGAGGGCACCATACTTCAGTTTCCAGAAAACCGCCTTTTGTTTGTCGGGGTTGTCGGTAACCGATTCGGCAATCTGCCTTTCGAGGGACGGCGCCTTATTCGTAGCCCTCGCTGATATAGTCGTCGACGCGCTTAGCACGACTATCAGGGTCAGGATCGCGAGCAATCGCGCCCACCTGTGAATACATTTCATTCTTTGCCTCCTGTGTGTTGTTACTGTCTGTATCTTGTGGCCGTTTGCGACCACTCACTACAGTAAGAATACCACCAATCGTAGCAACGATCAAGGCAAAACTGACGATGACCCATTTCCAGATTTTTCGCATGCCTCATCCTCCTTTTGTTTCGGCGCTAGTACGGCAGCCACACGGCGCTTCATGGCCGTGATATGCTCTGCTGCATTACCACCACAGAATGTTACGTAAAACCCATTCAGGCCAATTATCGGCCACTTGAGCAATTCCGGCTCGATATCGAACCAGTAACCGACGATGGCAATCCCGACAGTCAGCATAGCCATTACAATTAGGCCAACGAACTTCCGGCTCACAAATTTACGATCGTCAACAGGTTTTTCAGATTTCATCGAGCAGCTCCGTTTGGGTGCGAATGTGATTGGTCCCATCGCCGACAGGACCGTCCATGTTCTTGAGAATACGCCAAGGAAACAATGGCCCTGGGTCCTTTTTCTTTCCCGGCGGCAGCGCAATATCCTGGTGCCCAACGACCCGGTTGAGTGGGATATCGAACAGCCTCACTAGACGTTGCACCAGCTTGCGCACAGACGACAATTGAGGAGTCTTGTATGTCTCCCACCACCCCTCTATCGATTTGCCTGTGTCGTACGATATCCGGCCTCTCACGGGCATACCGTATTTGGCGGCATTGTATTCGTGGATTACACCTCCGATCTCGTAGTACCACTGATTGTCGTTGTACTGTAGCAGTCCGTAGTTCGCAATCTCGATGCCGATCGAGAAATAGTTTGGGTTGCACATCTCACCATCGCTATTTGCCATCTCTCCGTCGCCAGCATGCCAGGCACGTCGATCCAGGGGAACAGCTTGCACTATTGCCCCATCTCTGCCAACCAGGAAATGCGCGCTAGCCCGTGCGCGGGGGTCGCGGAACCACGTGTGACTGCCAGAGTGATGCCCACCAGCAGTGTAGTGGAGCACAATCGCGTTCCACGGATCGTGATTGACGGACTGATTTACAATTTGGCCATCATGATCGCAGTCCGCCGGACAATATTTGTTGCAGCGGTGCCGCAGTGGGCGGTGCTCGACCCATGGGTCGACTAACCATTTCATCGACCACGTCCACGGCGTTTGTATAAGGCTTCTTCTACACGTGTTAACGTCTTCTCTACTCGGTCCATTAATGCCTCCGTTTTCGTCAATCGTGCCTCGTGGTCCTCAATGCGCGCGCAGTTTGTGTCAATCCGCTTCTTAGTGGCCGTTTGCTTCTCCTTGGCTTGCGCCTTTGATTGATATACAAGATCGAGATTTGGCCTAATCACGCAGGACTGCACGGCAGTAAGGGTTGTCACGACCCCAAGGATCACAGACAGGATCCAAGGTAACCAGGTGAAGACTTTCTTCCTGCGGTCGCTACGTTCTTTCATTTAAAAACTCCCCATTTCTATTTCGTTTGTGCCGCGTCCATGCGAATTACAGCCCTACGGCCGATAGATTATGCTGTTGCTGGATAAATCCATCCAGCAAAAACATAGTAATCTTTCTGTTTCAACAATTTTTCGAGTTCCTTGGCAATATCCATATCTGGAACAGTTGGGAAATCAGACACATCTAGCTTTTTAGGTTCAATCACGGATGGGACATGGTTCTTGTGGAAAAATGCATATATCGCTGGCACTTCACCATCCATCTGAATCCACGTATCATATTTTTCTGACTGGCTGTCAAGGTCGGGCAGAAACAGTGGTATAGAATCCCCACTTACGACCAGTGTAACCGTATCTTCGATTATTTGTACATCAACCGTACCGCCATCATCGTCAAAGAGAACGGCACTTGACCAGTTTACAACACCAGTGCCATCCAACAACTTCTCCTTCTTCACCTTGTCTACCTTTGTCGCGCTTAATGACAACAACGGCTTTTTGTCAGTTGGCGCTGCCACAATCATTGTGCTCTCCCCCACGTGCATCATTTCACGGAAACGTAGTCAAACTCAGCATATCCAGCGCCGCCGATCACTTGGCCGAACAAGCGGAGATGGTCATAGCTAGACGATGTGACCAAAACCGAAAATGTTTGCCAGCTTGTAGATGTTGTTCCAACCCATGCGAATGTAGTGCCAACCCCGATTTCATAGAGCCCAATGGCCGGCTTCCACGAGCCATCGCCTCGCGCACGCCCGCGCACAGTGAATGATGATGGGAACGCAACATTCTGCCACGCATATGGGTATGTGGTCCCATTCCACGCCACCCGCAATGCCTGCCCACCGACAATTGACTGCTTCGTCAGAACAGCGTTACTTCCCGCTGTCCAATCCGCAACACCAACTGCCTCCATATCCCAGTCAGTGACCAGTTCTGGCTTGGCAACGTTAATAATCCCCCATCCGTCGACCAATTCCGGATTGATCTCGGATGTCAGTTTGTGTTGCCAGAATAATCCCATTATACTGTAGCCGCCTTCAGGGTGAAATTATCACCAGATGGGGATGTAAAGTCGACCGTCAGGCGTACATAGTCTGCTACAGTGACGTCATATCGAGTGCTAAAATTGACGTTGCCAGTCACCGCCAACTTGTCGCTGTAGAGACTAAGCGTCCCAACACCACCAGATATGTCCCGGCTGGTCAAGCGTGAGTAGTACGCGCCACTGTCGGTCGAGAATTCTGGTATAATTTCTACATGTGTCGCGGAGCCATGCGAGAAAAGAACCTCTACGAAAAGCTCGGTTTTGTTAGAAACATCGATCGTCGCCTGGCGCTCGGCTTCATCCGCGCCCGAGGAAACACTTCTAAGTAGTACTGTGTTTGCCATTCTATTACCCCGTGTCTGTTAAGATAATTCTACAAGATCTGTGCCAGTATCCGATCTAAAAATGAGCGCATCACCACCACTCGTTCCGCCGACCAGCCACCAAACACCATCATACCCAATCGTGCTGAATATGGCGGCATTTTGCTGGAGTTGTCTCTGCCCCCATTTTTTGCCACTAACGGATGACACCAAATATGGCTCAGCCGAGATCACATTCCCCCCGGCGACGATAACGCCGTTGTTTGCGGATACACACTGTAAAAGTTCGTCTATCGGGTTACTGCGCTCCGTCCACGTCGTTCCATCCGGACTGGTGACTATGTATGCGTCTGTGCCGTCATTTTGGCCAACAGCAATAAACAACGCGTTAACTTCATCATAATCAACCCCATACAATGATAGATTACTGGCGTTGCTGCGTTCTGTCCAAGTGGTCCCGTCCGGACTGGTGACCATGTACGCATCCGTACCATCGGCCCCACCAACAGCGACAAACAAGCTCAGATCGGAGCTCCAGACTACGCTGTTCAGCGCGATATTTTTCGGATTACTGCGTTCTGTCCAGGTGGTCCCATCCGGGCTTGTAATTATATAAGCGTCGGTCCCGTCCGGATTTCCGACAGCAACAAACAAACTTAAATCGGAACTCCACACTACGCTGTTCAGTCTAAAGTTTTTCGGGTTGCTGCGCTCCGTCCATGATGCCCCGTTGCCACTGATTACATACGCGTCTGTCCCATCGGCATTTCCAACAGCAACGAATGTACCGGCCCCATCATTGGCAACACCCTGCAATGCAAAATTTTTCGCGTTTGCGGCTTCCGACCAAGTTATTGGGTATGTCCCCAATGTATCAGAATATATTGTGTACGCGTCTGTCCCGTCAGCCGCGCCTACCGCAACAATGCGCCCCAGTGATGGGTCAACCGACACGCCGTACAAAGCGAAAGATTTCGGATTAGATTGCTCTGCCCAGTTGTGTGTGACCGATGCAAGCGCCATTTTTGTTATCATTTTTGACAACTGGTGGTTATCAGATGTGTCAAGCTCTGTCCCAAGCTGCTCGCATGCGCCGGCGATTTCTTCCTGGACGGCGTTTGCCCAGTCGTCACTAACTGTGGTCGCGGCACCGGTCGGAGGCGAACCCTCGGTGAACCCGTGCTTTCCGCTACCAAACAGATCTACCGCTTTGTCTGCTGTATTTATTCGCTGCATCTTATGTCCTCAGTGTGACCTCGTTCTGTTGTATTTCTGCGCTTGCGCCAATCACCACCCAACCATAATTTTCCATCCATGTCAATCCATTCAATTGTACCACAGGCGGACCATCGAGTGTCAATTGTTCCCAGGTGATTCCATCGTCATGCGACACCTGGCACTCCCCGGATGCGCCAACAGCCACAAACGACCACAGGCCGTTATGTCGCACGCCGTAGAAATTACCACTATACGACCCTGCCGCCGTTCGTGCGGTCCACGTAATACCGTCCAGACTGGTGAAGATTTTGCCGCCATTCCCGACCGCTACGAATGTACCATAATCCGAATCTTGGGGGTAGTAGTATGCAACACCACGCAAGGTATCGCCTGATCCACCGCCCGTTACCCGCTGTGTCCAATTAATCCCATCCGGCGAAGTTTGGATCTCGCCATTAAAACCAACCGCGACGAGCAGCGTCAGATCGGGCGCCCAACAGACGTCGTTGAATTGATTTGTGTACCCACCCGCTATAGTCCTCGCTGTCCAGCTCCCGCCAGTGTCTGGGCGCGTGAAGATGCAGTTGCTCCCCACTGCCACATGTAGCGATAGCTCCGGTGCATGGCACAGGCCATAAATACCGTTGCCGGTGGCAGAGATGTCCGTCCAGGTGACGCCGCCGTCAAGCGATTCTTGTGCATGACCAGACGTCCCACCGATGATGATTCTATTGTTCCCGGTTGTGACCGCATACGCGGTGCGTGCCGATCCCGGCGTCTGTGTGGTCTGGTCGGTCCATGTTACGCCGTCCTCTGAAGTCTGTACACGTGGCCTATTCGTGGTTTGGTTTTGTCCGCAAATTATGTAGCGTTTCCCGTCGTTTGCGGCCCCAAAGAAAATGTTGGTGAACGACGCATCGGGCGTCTGTTGGTTCCAAGCACCGTATTCCTCCTCGTGGAATTGCACGTAGGAGTGTAGCCGAACATTCGAGCGGATATTGCAACGTAGTAGTGTGTCCAGGGACGTAGAATCCGCAATGTAGTAGCATTTCCAGACGTAGTGCCAAAGGGTATTTAGCTGGTCCCCAACCTGAGAAATACCGACTTTGAACGGCGGATAGGGGTGCTTGTCCCACGCAATGCGGTCATATCCAACCGCCTCGGCAATTTGCTGATACGCTGAGGGTGATTGCCCAAGAGAACCACGAAGGCGCGCCACAATCGCAGCACGGCGCTCTCCCAGGATAGTCGGCGTCACGCATGCAGTCGGGAGACCGCACATCTCCTCCCATTCGTCTATCAGCTCGGTCGTTGTTTGCGGATCGGCCTCATCGAGCAGCTCTAAAACTCTCGTGTCTATCCGCTCCAGCTCCACAGCCAGCGCAGTGTATAGGTTATGCAGCACACTGCCCGATTCGATTGTCCACAAGTCCCCCGTTGGAGACAGCTGAATCAGGGCCTGTACATAATCGCCATATTCGCCCATGCTATACCCAAGTAAAGCTCACCGTCCCAAGCGTGCCAACCTCGTCATCGTCATAGGTCACGTCAGCAACTGGGCTAGTGAGTGTGTGGTAGTCCTCGCCTGTGGCGGTGGAAATCGCCTCTTTGATCCAAGACAGGCGCAGCGTCCCGCCTGGCTCCGCTTTGCGTTCGAGTAGGTCGGTAAGCTCTGCTTCGATTGCAGCCTCAACAGTGGCCTGAACAGCACCAGTTTCCAGTGATGCCGTGATCGACGGACTAAGCTGCACCTCTGTCGGAGCAAACACCGTTACAACTGCATCAATCGGCGCGACAGAGTCGATGTAAGTCTGGACATCGTCGACCTCTCCACTATCGGGGATTATTGTGACATCATTGTCGCGGACAAACGTTACCGTCACCGTCCCAGTGCCGTCGCCGTGTCCAAATTCCCAGGCGCGCGTCACCCCCGCCACCTCTTTAGCCCATGCCACGTAATCGCCAGTCCCACCGCCTTTCGGCGGTTCTTGGATCGTCTCCAGTAACCGAGTGCGTAGTGCCTCGTCTGTTTCCCGGTCGGATCCGCCAGAAAGGCCACCAGACGCTACAACGCCATCCGTGTCGATTCCTGCAACGGGTGACGTTAGCGATGCGGTTTGCCCGGCATCAGCCTGCGTTTCAGCGCCTGTATCCTCGCTCGTAACCGCAACGGTTACGCTACCGGCCGCAACGGTGCCATCGGCATCAGTGGTGTATGTATAGTCACCAACCTGTATTTGTGTGGAGGCCGGCAGCAGTGTCCCGTTCGTGCCCGTAAACGTGCAGTTTCCAGTGGACACAGTGGCCTCGGTCCGAGTAACTCCATAGATCGACGCATGCCTTGACAGAAAGGACGACTCGGCCGTGTCGATTATAATCTGATCTGCCATTTTGTCGAGATACCCATATATCCCATGGGCAATCTGCGCCATGATTTTGGCCATCGCGTTCTCAACGGACCGCCGCAGCCAGGCATCTGACCCTGTCAAATACGTCTGCAAATCAGTGCGGCACCTATCCATCAGCGCGCTCAGGGTTGGCCTGCTAAACGCCATATTCGCCCTCCCATACGGTTTCCCACTTCGGGGCCACCTTGTCCGGCTTTTTTATGTCTACTGTGATTTTCAGCACATCGGCACGGATATAGCTGGCGGTGGCGGCGACATCATCAGCCACACCATCGTCAATCATCCACTGCAGTGCCTCGCGAACATACTGCTCCGCAAGGCGTGGTGTGTCTGACGTGCTGGCTCGCCGTTGGCGCAATAGCCACAGGCGCGACCCGATCTTGTCATTCGCCACCTCGGCGTATGCATCGCCCCACCACCCTCGCCGTGCATTTGGCTCAACACCATCACCCTCGTCGGCTTCCCGATCAGTAAATAACGAGATCAGAATGGCGGTCTTCAGCTCATCGGCCTGGGCAATATTGCCGTTGTCACCGACCACCAAATCGCCGGTCTGATCATCGTTATTGAATTGCATTCGTATCATCGTCACACCACCGGCACGTCAGTCCAAGACGACTCAGAACCAACTGAAGTGAGAACTCCATCTGTCCATGTAAAACTGCGTGTCTTGACCTGCAATGTCGTGCCATTGATACGCATATCCGTGTATAATGTCTCCGTCAGGGATTCTCCGGATGCCGCTGTGTAGTTGTCTATGATAGAGTCACAAATGCCCTCGGCAGCGTCATCCGCTGAATTGTTAACGCCAAACAACGTTTGCATATCGCTGATCGCTTGTGCCTTGTTGAAACTCATGTCGCCTTTACCTTTGTCGCTGCAACCGATGCAGGTGTCCAGGTTGTAACCAATGGATTCGTGGTGGCACTTGTAGGGCCTGTTGGTGCAGGGTGTATATGCGTGGTCGCATGCGTCTTGATCGCGTCGATGTCCGATTTGATGTCATCCAGCTCCGACTTGACCTTATCAGCTAGCGCCACAAACTCAGCGGCGCTTTTGGCACCAAGATGCACAACTCCACCATCGTCGTCAACAAACACCATGATACCGTTGGTGGCCGTATATAGTGCGACATCCTTTGTGTCGATGTCTTTGACGCGTACTGTGCGGTCCTCCACCGATATTGCCACCACATGCCCCTGTTGGCCGCCAACGGCCAGCAAAATGCACTCACTGTCGGGGGGCGGGTTGCTGGAGAATCCGTACTGTTGGAAACGCTCGACTCCATCGCGCACGCCATCGGCGAAACCGGCGGTTTGTATGGTTTGCAGCTTTTTGCTATCGTCGATTCGCTTGACAATTCCTCGTGAGATCATTGTCCGCACACGGGTGGCGACCGGGCGTACAATCTGGACCACCAATCTCCTAATCGTGTCGAACTTCATCTTGCCCCCCTTAGATGGTCAAACAGATTCCACGATCCATTTTTCTTCGGCGCAGCCTTGCCCTTCGGAAGCTCATCCACCGTAAAGGCCTCCCGGCCGGTCAGCTCCAAGCGCGTGATCGTGCCAACATCACCGGACCGCTCAAACGTCACGCTCACAATGATCAGGTCCTGGTTGATGATACCATTCAGTGGGTCGTACACCTGGACCATACGGTTGGGCATCCACAGCTCTTGGCCATCATGGGTCCAGTCCTTGACTACATAGGACAATCGCTGCGATCGACCAGCCCTCGTATTGCGTTCCCAGATTGCCCGCTCGTTGGCCTGCTGCGTCGTACATTCGTCCTCCGCCATCACTACCACAGGCCGATATCGCTTCACCAGGCCATCCTTTGCTGTACCCGTTATCTGCGCAGCCGATGCCCCGAAAAAATCGTCTGTGCCCGGACTTTGCCCCTTTACAATGTAATCTGAGTACCGCTCTCGCATAGACCCAGTTCGATTGCCCGCTTTGATGTTGACCCCATACTCAAGCTTGGTGCTAATTCGCTTCGTACCCGCGCGGGTAAACACGACGTTTTTCCCACCATCCGACATCAACAGCAGTCCGCGAAGCCGAGCCGCCCGTGTCAGCGTGTCAAAGCATGTTTCGCCATCGGCCAGGGCAAACCGTGCGAAATTTGCACCTGCGGGCGCCTCCATCTTTACCCCACAGCCAAATGGCTTAACCAGGTCTTTCGCAATTTGTTCGATGGTTCGGTCTTTCCATTGCCCGCTCTTGTACACAGCAGCACAATCAACCAGATCGGCAACCTTGCTGCGCCCCGATACGGTAGACCGATGTGTCCGGGCATCATATCCTACGCCAGTTTCATCAACCCAGGCTTCGATGATGGCATTATCGTTGAGTAACACCGCACAGTCGTCACCCTCTGAGATTTGCCGAGGTGGCCCCATGTCGACATCGAATTGCTCTGTAATTGACGACGAAAAAGTGCCCGCCAATTGTTCCATTGACAGGGTGACCACCACCTGCTTCCAGGCCGTGTATTTTTCGCCATCAACCGACAGTGCAAACGTGTCATTCATCAGCCAACACCTCCAAATCTTCCCCGCCCCTTACAAACAAGGGGTGGAACACGTTGTTCCGATCGACCAAATCATCTGCCTCGGTTGCGTCTCGGTACACAATCTGGGCCGCCAACGCTGAGGGCATGGTAACGGGCGGCGTGTAATACTGAATCCGTGGCAGATCCTGCGCCGTCTCTTCAAAGTGTAGCACAACGGCAGCTCGCAAATTGCGTAGCGATTCAAACGACTCGTCTGTTGTCAAATCGTCCTCGATTAGATCGTCAATAGCGTCCGTCAATTCGTCGCGGGCGGAACTCGCATAGCCCCAGCTGGGCATTGTCAGATTGGCCATTGCGCGACATGTCTCTATGGTCGCCGCCGCCTGGTGCAGCCTCTGTGTGGCTTGCTGGCTCTGCAGCTGTTTCTCGCGAGTGGGTGTGGTAGTGGGGGCGTCTACGTACTCATCGCCCCATACCGACATCTCTCGAAAGGCCTCCATTGTGAGGTCTGCGCGGGTCCTCTGCCCGACTTCCGCACTATCGCGGGCTTCAATCGCGGCATCAATTTCATCCTGGGTGGCGGACGACAAATCGAGCGCAACACCAGTATCCGGGTCGCGGAGAGTATTGTCCTCGTCAACGCCATATGCCGCTGCGACAGTACTGACAACACCGGCCGGGATATTCATGATTCGTGATACCAGCCCGCGCACTGTATTGGCCAACGAGGCGGGCACAGACGCAATCACCGCAATCAGGTCGCCGTATTTCTCAATCTCGGCAACCACGGCATTGACATTCTCAATTACGGCGCCGATTTTGCCCAACACAGCGCGGAGCTTAGATTGGCCAGCAGCCAGCTGGTCGCGAAGATTCGACTGCAGGTCCCCAGGGATCTCGTCGTACACGTAGGTCGTCTCAAACACAACCTTTTCCGCATCGAGGGCCTCATCGCATGCTTCTTCAACGCGCGCAACGGTATCCTCGCGCTCTTTCTGCTCCAGCTCTTCAGTAGCCACCACCACAGGGACGGTGAAAAATGCAGCACCACCAGCTGTCGTTGAGTCCTCGCGGAGCCGAACATTACCAACAATGGTGACGACCATCTGGCCATACCAGGGATGGACCAGTTCCCCGCTCCCCTGTTTCTCGAACTCCGCAATCAGGCGATCGCGCTCGTATGCATATGTGCTGGACGGCTCTTGCCCACCAACAGACGCGTCAATTACAACGCAATCGAGGGTGAATCGCCGAGGGGCACGTCCGATGTCTTCCACAATCGGCTTGTCTTGGCCAGGGAATTCATGTAGAATCGTGCGCCGCCCGAACTCATACTCGTATCGTGGCACGTGGAACGGCACACCACGAAAAGATGCGCCGTCTATATAATTGTCAGTCCAGTGTCCCATCAGAACCCCGCAGGTATTGACATTCCGGCGTCAACCATAATGTCATAATCACCAGATTGCTCGACGCGGGCCTCCTTGACTTGCCCTGTTTCCTGATCGATTTTAAGCTGCACCTGAAGCTTCCCACCCGGCGATTGTTGGTCGGGCGTAGCAGCGTTATATCCGGCCGACCCTGTATCGTAAATCTCGGAGGCAATACCACCCACGTACTGTCCAATTGGTGCCGCAGCAGCAAGATTTGTGCGTCCTATTGCTTTTAAGGCGTCAAGCGCCCCAGCTCCCGCAGCAGCCGTTGCCGGTCTGGTTGCAGCCAGGTTTGCGCGACCAATAGCGCCGACCACGTTTGGGCCACCCGTCAGCATGCGGCCCATTTTCATGATCGCCGCACCACCAATCATGGTCCACGCTGTCTGAACATAGCGATTGGTAGCTAACTTCTGTGCCCAGTCAATCAGACTTTTGAACTTGTCGACGATATCGTCAACAACATCACCAACAGTGATGCTGCCATCTACGAAGCCCTCAATCTGTTTGGCAAGTCCAGCAATTGCGTGGGCAGCGGCCCCCATTGGACCAACAACAACCGCAGCAGCGGCAGCTATCGCAATCATGACAGCCTTTGCTCCGAGGGACGCCATCGTAAATCGCTCCCAGGCGCCTCGGAACCACCGATGGATCGGTTCCCAATTGCGGTAAATCACATACGCTAAGCCACCAACGATAGCGATTGCAGCAGCAGCGATTGCAATTGGTCCAGCAGCCGCCCATGATGCAGCGCCAACTGACACCATGGCCGATTTGCCGGCTATGAGTGCGGTCTTGAGCCATGTGAGCGTCTTGGCCATAATCATTGCACCCGTGACGTTAACGCCCATCGCCGTCGATGCGACCGCAATCACACTTGCGAAAGTGGACATGGCCAGCAATGCACCTGTCAGCCCTGTGGCCAACAAGGCTACCGCGCCAACAGCCACCATAACGCCGGTAGAAAATACTGGGAATCGCTCTGCTAGCTTGGTCAAGATAATGAATACATTCGTTAGCATGGTGCGCAGGATGCCCAATACAGGAGCCAATGACTTGCCGAGAACGATATACAAACCCTCGGCTGCACTGGCCATCTCCATGGCCCCCGACTTCGCAGATGTCCGTTGCATTTCTGCAAGGGATTGCGTTCGTTTTTTGCTCTCGGCGATCTCTTTTTGGAGCTTGACGAACTTATCAGTATCCAGCGCAGCCATCATTGTCAGAACACCAGTGATGGCCTGTTTCCCAAAGATGCGTGTTAACGCCATCTTCTTCATTTCGGGGTTCATCTTTTTGGTAACGTTTCGGATGTCGCGCAAAATGTCAAAAACATTGCGCTCGACGCGCTTGCCATCATCGCCAAGCTTTGTCAGCGCAACACCCATCGTTTTGAGGGCTTTACGCCCAGGACCACGAGCTGCACCCCCAAGATTCAAAATCATAGCTCGCAAACTGGTACCAGCCATCGACGCGTCAAGCGAACTATTGCCAAGCATCCCCGCCATCAGGGCAAGATCCTGAAATGGAATCTTGCTGTCGGCTGCAACTTTCCCAGCGAATTTATACGTCTCTCCGAGAGTCCGGAGTGTCGTTTTGGAGCCCGTGAAGGTGGCCGTCAGCACATCTGTTACGGATTCGGTATCTTTTGCCTCTATGTTGAACTGCCCCATGATCCCGGTGGTAATTGCAATAGCTTCGGCAAGGGGCACTTGCGCTGCGGTAGATAGATTGAGGTTTGCAGGCATTGACGCTATTGACTGGGCTGCATTTTGGCCAGCCATACCCAGCTCGCTGAACCCCTTGGCTGCATCCAGTGCGGTGAATTCGCCCAGCTCACTCCCAAGTCGCCGCGCCTCGTTGGTAACCTTCTGATAATCTTTGGCACTCAGGTTCATCAACCCGCGCACGCGCAGCATCTCGTGTTCAAAGCCCTGGAAGGCGTCGGTTGGGACCGTCACAGCCCGTCTGGCGAACTCGGCAACTTTCCCGGCCGCAACTGCAGCCTCAGCGAGATGTGCAGCAGTCCGCTGCGAAGAAGCAGCCGTGGTGCCCATTTTGGAGTTGATAGAGTCGAGTGTGCCAGCAATGCGCCCCAATACACCAGAAGCGGCGTCTTGCGCAGTGACTATAAGGGACGCTTTAAGAGCCATAGCGGTTACTCCTTGGTGGGTAGGAAGCGGAGGGCCTGGGCATGCCAGCGCAGAAGCTCGGACCGGGTGAAATCGTCTAGCGCTCGTAGGTCAGCGCCACCAAAGGCGGCCGCGATATTGCCCTGGACGTTGTCCAGGTCCCCGATCACTTTCCCCAGACAGTCTCCACGAACTCCATCAGACGCGCAACATCTTTGCCGCGCATCTCATCAAGCTCGGATGGGGTAATACCAGCAAGGGTCGCATGGTATTTAGCAAGCGCATCACCTGTGTCTTTCGGGGCGCCCCACAGGATCCGGTAGTGCTTCCCTTTGGGTTCCATAACATGCAGCTGCATAACGTCGTTTCCAAACGTGCGAAACGATTTGGTCAACGGGAAAATGGCGCGCCCCTGGTCGTCAAACTGCACTGCCTTGTCTTCAAACATGATCTCTTGCTTTTCTTCGTCCATCGTGGTCTCCTTTTTTTGGTTTAATCGTCCGGGTATATCGGGGTCACCGGACGCATCGGCCACTGGGAAGGAGGCGAAACCCAGCCCGAGCCGCACACTAAGCCACCCGCCTCAGGTGGCGTTACAGATTACGCTCCGTCCTTCTCGGCGGCATCCCCGCCCATCTTCAGTGCGATGTTGCCGTCTTCCATCTCCAAGACATCAGTGGTAACCGCGTTGGTAATCACCCAGGTCACACCTGTGTCAGTCTCAAATTTGATGGTAGCACCAACCCAGTCGCGCATCGTGTCGATATCGACATTGGCGGTATGTGGCACGGTACATTCAATACCGCCCTCCATATACTCCTCCTGATACCCAATGACACGCCCACCGGCCTTTTTCAGGACACGCTGGAAACCACCAAAGATGATCTTGGCGCCCTTCTCACTCTCGACAACTTTTCCGTCTACGCGGATGTAGACGATTCCGGTTACTTTAGCCATTTCTCACCTCACAGCAAAAACTGATTGCGGACCGCAACCACACGCAGGGCGTTGATCACGTCTGTCGGCAACAGGATATTCACGCGGTTCGGGTCGCTGTCATCGCGCTCAACAAGCAATTCTTCGTTGAACTGCGCAAATCCCTCAACATGCCCAGCCTCTTCCTGTGCTCGGAACCACCCCAACACCTCGGCACGAATATCCAGGGGTGTCACAGCCGCAACACCAGGCGAGAATCGGGTACCGTCGTCAGCAAGCTTGTAATTCGGGAACCGCAAGGCAATCCACACATTGAGCGTGTAACGCAAGTACGCCAACGTGCGCACGGTCGTCACATCGCGGTAGCTCGTGTCAGCCACACTCAGGCTATTGGTTTGGTAAGTGGTAACCAATCGCTCGATCGAGATGTTGCCGGCATTGTCAACGCGAAACGTCGAGATGCCATCACTCAGCAATACCTCACGTTCGGCTCGCGTAAACTCGGAACCCTGCGCGGGGGCCAATACGCCCTTCAGCTGCGTACCTTGGCGAGGCCGAGACACGTCGGTCTGACACTGGCGTGCATCCTTGGCGCCAACCGCAGCAGCCCACAGCCAATAAGGGGTCGGGCTATTGTTGTAGCCCATCACGCTGATGTGCTGGCTGTTGCGTGCATTGCCGTATGTGGTTAGATTGGCCTGCGTGTCATCCTTGGCCGTATAGGCCATACCTTCGATTTGCTCCAACGGTCCCCAGCGGTCGCTAAGCTCCGCTTCCCACTTGGCGATCTCGGTAGCGTCATTAGTGCCGAGGATAATCGTGTTGAATTGCGTATCACCCATTGCCGTGATTGCGTCGGCATGGTCGGGAGCATTGGCGCCAGAGCTGAGCTTGTCGGCGGCAATCGTCACAGTCAAACCGGCCGGGGTTTTCTGCCCTTGCAGGTAGTTTTGCTGTAGATCAATACCGTTGCCACTCGGCCCTTCCCAGCGAGCCGTAAAAGTCACAGTCCCGGCAGCATTCACGCCGATGGCTGCAATACGAGGCTCGGCGTCTGATGCGGCGTCGAGGGCATCAGCCACGGTGGTCGCACCAGCGTCACCACTGGAAACCACTGCCGACAAATGCACACCACCCACATACACGTCCACGGTACCGTCTTCGGTGGCGGTCCCACTAAACACGACTGTCCCGGTGGCAGCAACGCCAGACGCGTCGTCCTCAAGGCCGATCGCCCACAGCTCAGTGTAGGGGTCGTTTTCCTTGTACTGGCGGCACATCTCGGCAACTTGTGAGCCAACACCAAATTTGGTCTCAGCTTCATCACCACTGGCAATGGCCTGCAATGTATTCACAGCAGCCGTACCAGAGCCGCTCGTTTTCACCTGGCCCACAATCAGCGCCTTGTGAGGCACCGCAGCCAAGCCCTGAACAGCGCGCGAGTTGTCAAACTCGGTGTAGACCCCCGGAACCAACACAGTCACGGGGATACTTTGGAAGCTAATAGCCATCAGCTGTCACCTTTCAATTTCTTCGCGGCCTTGGGCTTTTCGGGCACCTCGACAACGTCGCCGTCTTTGAATCGACGTCGCCAATATGTGCCACCACGGCCATACCACGGCTTTTTCTCGCCCTCTTCGGCAAGCGGCTTTTTCGTGATTGGATCCACCACACGAAGGCCGGGCCGAGCGGGCTTCAAAATTTTGTAATCATCTCTCATGTATATAACCCCGTTACGCTCGAAAGCATGTGTTCGTCGTCCTCGGTCGCTGTGTCCCAGTCTCCGTGTACCTCTTCAAGGTTGTCAAGCGTGGAGCCCTCCACATCGGTAAAGCTGTACGGCTGGTCCCACGTTATCATCGCAAGCGCGGCATGGCGCTTGTCTAGTTCGGTTGAGAAAAGGTTATCATCAGCAATATTTGTAGGCGCAGAGGCCTCATCAAGGCCCCACGACGTTGCATTAGTTATCGTCGCCAGAACCGCTTGTGTCAATGTCAACGCCTGCACATCCCGACGCTCGGTTGATTTCCCCGTTGTCAAGATGAATGCCGCCATCTTCCGCACTGTGCGCCTGTCGGAACCGACACCCGCATACGCGCCATCAGTGGTCCCGCCAAGGTCCGCAACAATACAGCACGGCGCTTTCGTGGTCAGCCGCTCGATGTCTTTCAGACCATATCGGCCACGTCCAGTCTCAACGGAACGGAAATCCGATACAGCACTTGAAATTGTACTCACAACGGCATTTCGAAGGGCTACCAAGGTCATAGCACCCCTCCAAGCACATCGTCGATCCAGTCCTCAATCACGGCCGTCAGCTCCCGTTCATTCTGCGTCGAGATACCAAGATACGGTCGAGCGGGGATATCTCCATGCCCATACTGGTGCACAGCAGCATACGCGCGATTTGAGCCAATCTCCACGGCGCCACCCACAATATTGTGGGTGATGGAGTCGTGCAGGTGGCCGTCATTCATCAGTAGACTGTGATTGGCACGTCGAGTCCGCGCATAGCCAACGGACCACGGCTTCCACTGTGACCCGTCCGGCGCCGTTTTCTCATCATGTATACGTTGTCTTGTCTGCGATGCAATGACTGCCCCGGCCTGGTCCAACAGCTCATCCATGGCGCTGCGATTGAGTCGCCGCAGCCTTTCGGAGGCCTCATGGAGTCCAGAAACCTGGAATGTCAACGCAGCAGGCATTCAAAATCTCCGCATATAGGTGCGCGTGAAAATACGGTCATTCGGATAATTGGTTAGCACAGCCTCGCTATTGCTGGCCAGCTCAGGCGTTGTCAAACTGACTTTGCCGGCTGCGATTTTGCCGAGCCAGCTATACCAGCGGTTAAAACGAGTCTTGCGCTCTTCATCATATCTATCAGCGGCATCACCAAGGTAATACATGGCGATGTCGGAGCAACAGTGTTCAAGGATGTCAGGCGGACTTGACAGCGGCAAATCGTAACGCTCGCCAATGAACGAGTCAATCAGGTTTGAAGCATCTGCTAACGCGTTCGTTACGGCATCAGTATCGTTAGAGCCATCTCCATCGCGGTCGGCAACGTTGCCGACCTCTTCAGCACCAAAACGAGCAGTTAGATTTGCCTCTGTCGCGTACGCCATTGTCTACCTCAGATCTTCACGGCAATGTCTTTGATCCGCAGGGCAGGCTCGCCACGCAAGCGCTCCAGTGCCTTGGGCTCAATCTCCGAAATCGGGATGTCCAGCGGTTCCCCGCCGAATACGTATCCACAACGTCGGAATTCCTTCCCCGTGCGAGTCCGGACACTAATGGCCCGTACCATGCAACTGGTGTCGTCCGCTTCCATCGCAGCACGATGGGCAGCTTCGATCTCGTCGCAGGCCGCTTCACGTGCAGCGAGCTGCTTTTCCAGCTCTTCGCAAGCCTTCTCGCGCTCTTTCAGACGATCAGAAATTTCCTGAAGGTCTTTTCGATTGCGGTCCAGCTCATCTTGCTGCTCTTGCTGCAGCTCCTCAAGCGCCTTGAATTCTTCCTCGCGGCTGGGCCTTTTGGACACATCCGGTTTTTGCGCTTGGGGCTGCTCAATAGCCTTGGACAAACCATTTTGTCCAGCGGTTCGCGTTTTACGAGCCATTAGTGCCTCCTATACAGCTTAGTAGCTGGCTTCCATGTGAGGAGTGATCAACAGGTCCATCGACTTGAAATTGACGTTGCTGGCGCCGGAGGCGTCATACTCGGCTTTCAAGACGGTCAGGGCCTGCTTGCGATTCGACGGGCCACACACGAGCAAATTGGGCTTGATATTCAAGGGGCGTCCATCGTCATCAGTAAAAGCCATCATCGCTTCAAGTGCAGTATCATAGTTGGTCTGGTTCAAGGTATCCTTGGACCCGTATGCCAACTGCCACAGCCCGTAGCCTGCATTGACACGGGCGTCAACGCCGTACTTGAATTCGTCGCGCATAAACACGTTCTCATCTTTCGGGTTCTCAAAGGCCTTGAAATTGTAATCGCGGCGCTTTTGGAAGATGAACGGTTTCAGCGGGCGGCTGGTATCTAGCAGCATCCACGCGTTACCGGAGCCACCACCATCATTGCTGGCAGTGCCAGACCCAACGGGGTGATCGGTATCAAAGAAATACTGACCATCGTAGCATTCGGTGCTGAATCCATCCTGAACGAGTTTGTAAATCATCTCATTAGGATGATTGCCAGCACTGCGGCCCATCTCGGCCATGTATGGCTCAAGGGCGCCAACAGTATCGTCTTCGATTTCGTCACGATCGACCTTGAAGCTCATCTCGAACTTGCGGTTTGTGATCGTGTAGTCCTGGGCTTCCAAATCGTGGAAGATCCGGTCTCCCAGCCATTCGCGCATTTTCGGGAAGCGCTTCAGCCATCCGTACAGATTGCTCTTGCCAGTACTGCGCACGAGCATTGCGATCTTCTTCCAGTCGTCTGGAGCGCCATCAAACCCGATCTGAAACGATTTGTCGAAATTGACAAAGATGGTTTCGAGCGTAGAGGTATTGATAATCATTGATTAGTCCTCGATGGTGATGATGAGTTCGGCGAACGCATCGGTGTCAGTGTTTGCACCGCCAACGGTAAAGCTGATGTAGTCGCCGGCCGCAACCGTATTGGCAGCGCTAGGAGACGCAAGGTCAACATCGCCAACTGCACTACCGGATTGCGTGATCGTCACCACACCACCAGTCACACCCACTCCACCGATTGCAGCGGTGATGGTGGCATCGCCACCAGCCAGGGCCGCTTCGTTCAGAACGGTGCGGATAGCGGTGATGTCGCCAGCTACTGGAGCAGGAAGGCCATAAACCTTGGCGTCAGCCGCAACCAGATTGCTGATGCGCACGGCAATGTGGTGCTCGTCTGCACCAATATTCTCGCGGGCATCGGCAGCAGTTACATCACTCAGGTTGTTGGCCGTCAAACAAGCACCGGACGGATTGGCATTTGCCGGGGCATGGATTTTGACCCACACGCCGTCAGAACTGATGTCGGTCATGTACCCAACCACGGAGTTGGTGCCGCTGGTCTTGGCGACAGTCTCGTCGTCCTCGGTGTAAACCACGGAGCCGATGTCGGCCTTGGTCACCGGGTCAGAACCGCTGTTCTCCAGCAGGAATTCGCCAACACGAACCTTGATCGTTTCGGCGGCAGCAACCGTCGAAGTTTTGGACTCCTCGGCAATACCGACGCAAATCTTGCCGGTAGCGGCGGTGGCGGGCTCGGCATTGCCAGAGCTGTCCAAAACCACCACAGCGCCCTTGTAAAACGTTTTGCTCGCAGCGCACGGGTAGACGTAGTAGTCACCTGCGCGCATCTGAGTCTTTTTGTCAGCAGATAGAGCCATTACAGGCGTCCTTCCTCGCGCAGCTTATTGCGGTGTGCGATGTATTCGTCTTTCTTCATTTCGAAGACTTTAAGTCCTTCCTTCTCTTCAGTGGTCAGCGCAGTGTTTTGAGCCGTTGCCGCCCTGGCGTCTCTCGAAGCATTTTGGGCCGAGGCAGTATCCTGGGATACCAGCACGGGGGCAGCTTCGACGAATTCACGAAAGGTTTCCAACCCACCATCCAAGCGGCACATGGCCAGGAATTGATCTTTGTTGGCTGGGGCAACCTTCCCGGCCTCCATGGCGGATTCAACGGCTTCAACGATCTCGGCCTCGTGCTGTTCGGCTTTCAGTTCATTCAACGCATTCTCGGCGATTTCAGCCCGGTTGTTGGCCTGGGCGACGAGACTGTCGTGGGTCTGCCGAGGGACGTACAGCTCAAGATTGACGGCGTTTTGCGCAATCGCGGGCTGGTCCTTGTCGGCCTTCAGGGTGGCCAATTCGTTGGTGAGGGTGACGATCTGATTTTGGGCAGTCGCCAGGCCGGTCATCTTCGAATTGACAGCGAGCTTGACCTCTTCCTCGGACGCACTCTCGGGCAGTCCCAGAAGGTCGAGCAACCATTTCGGCATGTCCTCTCTCTCCTCTGTCAGTTGTGCCCGATTCAGGGCGCTTACATATAGATTAGGCTGATTTGTCAGCCCAACAGAAACAATCCCAACGATCTCATTCGACTTTTTGTCGAACACAATCGTCGGGGACAAATACCGGTATTCTCCGGATTCTACTGATTCGCGGCCCGATGCATTCCACTCGACCTTACCCCAAATCGCTCCATCGCGTACCTGCAGCTCAGTCACCCAAGCAGCGGCGGGGGCCTTCTCGCCCATCGCGCCTTTGCGCTGTGTGGCGTGTTCCCAGTCGAAGGGAATATCTTGCCCAAACGAGGCAAACCACTTGAGGATTTTTTGGGGGTCTGAATTCTTCCATTGGCGCCCGTCGCGCCCTTCCACCGTATTACCAGCGGGGAGCAGCTCAACCCACTCTGGGGCATCGCGCAGCTCTTGGCGGCTGCACAGGGCCGCCTCCTCGAACTGGGTTGCATTGAGTGCAATCTGTAGACGTAGATCTTCCATCACGGGATCCATTCTATGGCGTGTGTGCCCAAACACGAGGTTTGCGAGACAAACCAAACGGAAACACACGCAACCAAACGGAAACACACGTGAAATTTTTTGTCAAAAAAGACTTGCGGTGGTCTCGCTACTATGGCATAGTATCTAATGTAAGGCGGAAACGCCACAACCAAGGAGACGACGATGAACGTAAACGATATCAAAGAAAAAACAGCCAACTTCAACTACAGCCTGGCATGTGCGAATGGGCGGGAAACCGATTGTCTATTAGAGTCAGAGGCTCCTGCTTGGCTAGACCAGATTGATGATGCCCTATATGTGGACGCAGACGAGAACTATGAGGCAACGCATTTTTTTGTGTTGGACCACAACACGTGGGAATATGTTGAATTCGATTGTGACATCCTCGACGAACCCGAATACAAACTCCACAAATAGGCTTGTGTTGGTCGACGAATAGGAAGGAGAAACGATGCGAGGCGACAAACAGAAATTAACCATCCACAAAAACGGCCGAATCACCTATTGGTCTGCAGCGAGGATGTGTATAGTCCGACAGCGGGACGTGATGCCAGTGAACTTCGAGCTGCGGTTGATGTCAGAAGAGGACAAAATCCGTTTGGCCAAACACTTCTATTCATGCACAGATGACGATGACGCCAAGCAGGTTCTCAAAGAACTAGGGGTATAGGAGAGGCAAATGAAAGAGCTAGAATGCAAGATGTTTGGGCGTGGTACCGTTGAGGTAATTGAAGACAGCCGCAAGCCACACCTTGATGTAGTGTGCAAGGTTGGAAAATTTCTTTGTTGGGCGAAGCGTGACATCAACCACCTTATGCCATTCAGGGAAGGGTATGAGATTGGTTTTCTCTGTGGGTCATCCAGCTGGTACCCAAAGGAAAACGTGCGCAACCTGGTATGGCTCAACCAAACGAACAAGCGAGAATTAACCATTCAACATCTGGAAAACCACCCGAAATACAACGGATGGCGAATGCAGCGTGTTGTCGACAACTGTGAAGTTGGGTGCGACGATTTTATCGCCCATCTCCTCGGCGCATACGTTCCCGTTTATGTCGATGTAAATGGTGACCTACGCTTTTCTAGGCCAAAAGGTCCCAATGCAATGTTTGGCGACTTGTGGGGGAAATGCCCACTTAATCCTCAGGCCAGCCAGGATACTGCGACGGGCACATCTCGTGCATGTATTGGCACAGTGACTTGCGAGTAATTCGTACCGTCCTCTCGCCAATCGTGTACCTCACCAACCATCCCTGGTCTACCAACTCGTAGACCTTATTGCGGCCGATCCCCAGCCACTTCGCTGTCTCATCAATCGAAAAATCATCGGCAGGGCGACACTCGCCCGTCTCAGATCCATGCAACCCGTCGCCCATTTTGCCTCCAAACATGCTTGATTATTGATTCAATTCTATGCGGGAATCTACCCAGCTAGTATCCGCCAGCGCCGATTATATACCGCATTGAAACGTGCCACCCAGTCCAGGCAGCGTCTCTGATGTGTCGGCCTTCCAGGGTCCACCACAGAACCAAAGCAGGCCCGTACAGAGCAAGAAATGCATCCAGAAATGGACACAATCCCATTACGGCGGGCGCTGCAGCCAACAGGGCAGAGTACACTGCCACGACGAACAGCACCTTGAACAGATTACAAACGAAATACACCATCATTTCGCCTCGTTTATTGCACAAACTTCGCGCACCAGTTGGTCTTGGATATTGATTTTGTTGGCTGCAGCGCACTTCACAATGTGTTCGTGCAACCGCTGTGAGCCGACATTAAATGTCGTTCGGCCATCGACACCCTTAAGAACCAATTCCATATCGCTCGGGTGATACAGCACTACTATTCCACCAATTTTGGTGTGATACACACTGTCGCCAATAAAACGTGTGGAGCGCCATCCATCATGGAGCAACAGCCGCTCGACCAACTCGTCTGGTGCCGCTCTTAGTCCTCTCATCGCCATATTTGCCTCCTATGTGGTTGCCTTTTGAAGGAGGCGCTGGGGGTGCACCGCCTGTGCCTCAACGATACATTCCGACGCGTATACCCGTAGGCGATCAATTGTTTCCAAGCAAACGGCAAACGTCGCAGCGCCATCCTCGTCCTTTAGATTTACATTCCAGAAATCCACGCTCACATCCACCCCATTGACGCTTGTGGAATACACATCTCCATCTTTGGTGACCTCTCGTTTCCAGGATTTTTTTTCGAACAACAGATCAACCAATTCATCAATCTTCATCAGGCCTCCTATGTGTCCCGCCCGTGCAGCTTCCTGTGCAGGTCTTGCAGCCCTGGCGGGACGCGTTGTTTTCCGTGGTTGTGGTCCCAGCCTGGATCAGTTCCATATGGGTGCACCACGCGCTTTCCGGTCCCTTTGTGTGTCCATACCCTTGGTGGCGTTTCCGGTCGCTCTGTGACCCCACCACGCTCCTCTGTGGCGTATTTTGTTAGTTGTGACACAGTGCACTTGCAACCAAAGCCATTCGGTGGCATGTGGGTGCTCCAAAATGGGTCATCTACCGGCAACAAGGTTCCCTCCAAATCAACATGTTCTGGACGGTGCCGCGCTGACGGCCCAAGCTGATACACCAGGTACGGGAGTGCTTTCTTCGTGCGCTCGATTCGCTGCCATTGCCCAGCCGAGTGTGCAGTACGGAGATTCGTGTCATAGATCAGTTTGAGTCGTGTTGGCGTGTATTTCGGGGCCTGTGGAAGCCAGCCACGATCGCGCAATTTCGGTTCGAGCTGTTTCCGGAATTCCTTGAATGGCACACCATTCTCGATGGCATCGTCCATCGCCGCCTTGACGTCGGTCAGCACGTCAGTTCGCGCCTCATGTGCGATCGTGAACGCAACACGGTGTTCCTCCCCCCAGACCGTATCAAAGGAGAACGAAGGCGTGATTTTCTTGCGCCTGAAATACTGCACTGCTTCCTTTGGTACCACCATCAATGCACCTGTATGTTTCCGGCCCTGGTCCGCTCATCCAGCAACGCAGCTTCGAGCCTAGCAACTTTGTCTTCGAGCTGTTGGTACTCATCGATCGTGGCCTCGAATTGCGCGGCCATTTGGCGAACCACCTGCACAATCGACATGCCGTCAAAGGACGCCCGCGCATCGCCATCGGAGAGTAGATCGAGCAGGATAGTCTCGATTTCGGCCAGTGTTTCAAGCGCCGTTCCTGACGTGTACGGTTCGCCGGGCCTGCATGCATCACAATCACCAGCCAAACAGCACGCGTCGCAAACGTTCTCACAAAAGGCACCCATAAAGGGCTCCTCGCGCTCGTCAAATACCGTTCCACACTTACTACAGTTCATGGTGTCTACCTCCAACACCAATTATAGCACAGATGTCATTCAAAACCGGTTGTCATTTAATAAATGACTGGCGTTCGAATATGTCATCCCACAACACATCATCTCTCTCGCTTATAATCGGAACAGCCACACTCTGGGTGGCCACTACAGTCACCACGTCGTATGCAAGTCTCGCTCTGCTCGCTGGCCGGGACGTCCGGTCCAATATCCCACTTCGCCCAGTCAGTGCCATCATCTGGTTGGCGCTCCAGTGCGCATTCCCAACAGCTCGTCATCCTGCCACAGCATCGCATGCAGATGCCCTTGCAGTGTTCCCACTCGGGCGCACCATCCGGCACGCCACATAGTTCACATGAAACCATCGTCAATACTCCGTTGTGCACAAAAATCCGACGCCATTCAGCGCAGCCCACTCCACGGCCCGTTTGGTCTCCGTCGGTCCATCCCGATCATACTCCACAATGGTGATCGGTTGGTCGTCCGGCACTTGGTCCAGCGGGTAGTAATCCTCTTTTGTGTAATCCTTCAGGTCTTCCTGCAAGTCCACTTCGAGGTACTGTTGCCACACCTCCCACGCGTGATCTTGATCATGTGCCACAATCGTATCTGTGCCGTTGGTGTAACAGTGTAGCTGGAACTTGTCGGCCCACTCCTGCTCGTTCATGCACAAAAACCGATCCATCGCTGGGTCCAGGTGACCATAGTATCGCTCAGCTGCATCCTTCAGCGCCTGGTTGGGCTCATCGGTTTCCTCGGCATCGACAAACTTGTCGAAGTCTCGTTCGGATAGCGTCAACACCGGTTTGCGGCCAAATGTCGCATCCCAGTTGTCTCGATACGCCTGTGTGCGGGCGGTGATTTGCACTGATCCAGCCTCACTCACTGTTGCCCCCATCCATCGTTGGTGTCAATCTTCGACTCCAGATCTCGGATCTTCGCCTGCAATTTCTCGTTATTATCCTTTTCCCAGGATTCGTCATTTGCTTTGGCCTCAATCATCTGGATGAGCCACAACACGATTGCTGGATCTGCCTTGGATGAGATGTCAGAGTCAAACAGTTCATACAAAGCATCGTCGTCATCGAGCGGAACGACACTACACGCCCTGCGCCAATAAGGTGCTCCCAGGGAATCCTTGTCGTGACGCTCTATCACATACTCTGTGTTGCCATTCTCGTAAAAGCATCGCACCAGCCTGTACTTTGAGCCCCACTCGTTTGGGCTGCTCTGCCTGTCTCCCACTACCAGCGTGTTTTTTGGTTCATACATCATTTCTGCCTCCTTCGGTTGCGGTTTTGGCACCAACAGCTAGATTATACTCCACCGTTGCGCCACATTTGCACTCAGTATGCCGCAATACGAGGATTTTGTCAAGGGTGAGATCAGTAGGCACATCAACAAGAATTCGCGCCTTACACGATGGGCAGGATATAGCTTGTTTCATGTCAATATTCGTATGGGAATTGCATGTGCAATTCGGCGTCTTCGCAGTCAACACATATAGCCTTGCATCCGAGGTCCGATATGTACCAATCGCTAACCACGATTTCGTGCTGACCACCACACACCAATTCTGAAATGACCAGTATGGCCGCCTTATATGCGGCCTTCTCCTTTGTGTCCCTCACCATACGTCCTCCGAAAACAGCATCTTTTTGGGTTTATCAATCTGCCCAGCCACCAGAGCGATCTCCATAGCGGTCACCCGGTCTACAAACCGGCCAGCTAGCGCCCCGTGTCGTGGCCACCCGACCCAAAACCCCTGGTGTGATTGTGGGAGGGTGGCGCCCGATACAGCGTGATCGCGCATATACTGCAGTAAGTGGTGGTGTCGCAACGGTGCCAGTCCAAACCATGCATCCATGCAATTATGGCACATAATTGCGACACCACGCACAACCTCGCTACTCGTTGGTTCCGTCCATATCTGTCTATTGGCCAGGAAAATCATGATTTCTCCAATTCAAACGGATACATAGCGGAACAGTTAATCCCAACAACAAAAAAAGCCCACCCCGTTGGTGTGAGGCGCACATTAACCGACACACATGGGTCACCCTCACCAAGCATATCTGCCGCAGCCTTACCCGCCTCTGCTGCCGCACGCATTCGATTTTTGCTAGTAATCCACCATCCATCTACATCGCCACGCATGATTGCCTCGGCGGGTGTAATCTCGCCAATTGTAATAGCCTGTTTGGTTGCGTCATTCATTTCCCCGTACTCCCCCATCCGCCTTCACCGCGTTCGGTTCCGCTGATATTCTCGGAATCGATATAGACCGGCGTCAAAACGGGCACAATCACGATCTGAGCGATCCTATCGTACGGCTGTACGTAGGCTACCTGCGCCCCGATATTTCGCAGTAGCACCCCGATATCGCCCCGATAATCGCTATCGATGACGCCGCCAAAAGCTTCGATGCCCTGGCTCTTGGAAAGGCCGCTGCGGGGTCGAATCAAGCCGACATGGCCGGTGGGAATCTCCATTGACAACCCAGTCGGCACCAGCAACCGGGCACCGGGTTCGATGTTGACGGGATGGTCCAGTAGTGCAAACAGGTCTGCACCGCCAGCCCCCATACTGCCGTACTGTGGCAGTCTCGCGCAGTTGCTGGTGCGGACAACCTTAACCATGGGGGTTGTGGCGATAGTCATGGATGCCTTCTTTACTGCCTTGTATTGCTCCATGTTGGTCAGCCTCGGATTCGGCTTCGGTGCCACACACGGAAACCCTTTGTGGGGCGGTGGGAACGGATCAGCCTTTGCCATCATAGTGTTGATGTAGGACTGTGTCAACCCCTCGTTCTTTGGGTGACCACCTTCGTCAAACGGCATGAAATTATCCATCACGGTCCTCGCTCATTTTAACGTCCTCCTTTCCGTATGATTTGTGCCACAGTCACCTGATTGAGTCCCACACTGCGGGCAATCGTGGCCGTGGTGACCCCAGCGCGGGCATCGCGTAATACTCGTTCAATAACCTCATCGGTCAGGTGTTCTGGCTTTGCAGTGGGATGGTCAGTCGGATCGGCGATAGCGCCACCCAATTCGGCCATTGCATTCAAAATCACTAGTGCCTTTGCGCTATTCATCATAGTCCTCCTTGTTAATCGTGAATGGCGGTTCGTCACCAACCACCGTGCTTTTCAGCAACACGGTGTATGTGGTTCCCTGTTTGCCGAAATAGAATACACCACTGATGACGCCTCGATCCATGTACGGTATGCAGTCAGTGAAGGCAGCGAGTGTCATGCAAAAGCGGCGATCGTTGTCGTCGGCAAAATGGATTGTTACCCGGCTTCGGCCCTTCTCAAAACCGACATAGGTCAGGTTGCCTGCCCAAAAGTGGTTATCAGCCCACAGATATGTCTGGTGCGGCCAAGGTGCGGCCAAGGTTGACGCCATACAGCTGTGATAGTGCAGCATATCGCCGTCCGCATTGAACGGCACTTTGAGTTTTGGATTCATCCTATCGCATCCCGGTCTTCGCGCAAATACACTCGCTGATTGGCGAGTTGCAAATGCCGCATGTGTCATCTTCTTCTTCGCACACATCTTGTTCCGTTTCACAGGCCGACAACATATGGTGGAGTGTCGCGCCAACCCGAGTCTGTGCGTCCCCACACATCTTGTTGAACAGCTCGTCAAATGCAGACTGGTGTAACGCGTTGGCGCTGTTGATGCGCTCTATGTGGCGTTGCAGTCGCTTTGCCAGATCGGGGTTGCCAGCGATATACAGCGCGTCAGCCAACTCCCCAATATCCTCGGAGATACAATCCAGCATCCACTTTGCCTCGGAATTTTTTTCCAGATATGCACTCATTTCACGCCCCCGTCGATCCGCGTGATAACGTCCCATCGGCAGTCTTTGTTTTTGATCACATCGCCAACACGCAGGTGCCTCGCCTCATGGCTCTTGCCTCCGCGCGTCGGGACCAGCGACGTTGGGAACCATGATACAGGGACGCCCCGCTCCCAGAAGTGGAACACAAGCTTCTGCTGTTCTGTTTGCCAGTCCATATTCGCCTCCTCGCCTCCAACATCGAGGCCAAGTTGTTCTGTCACAGTTTGCCACATTATGGGCCAGCCGTCAAGGTGCACATGCCGTCTTTTAGGTCGCGCTCCATTGCCCAAATATCGCCCTCGTGGTCTGGATCGCGCAGGTTTTCACCAGCGGCCTGGTAGAGATGCATGAATTCGTGTGTGATCGCAGTCTCGCACAGATCCACTGTGGGCTCGGCGTACACTTCGACGGTGTACGATATTGCATCGCGCTGCGAGTAGCCGACAACCCAGAACAGGCCCGCAAATTGCTCACCTTCGTATTCGAGTGGTGCGGAGCTAAAAACGACCTTGGTGGCCACCTTCTCACCAACAACGCCATGGAAGTTAACACCGTAGATGGTACTTCCCACATCCAGGAGATAGTCAATGGCAAGGTCAACCTCGCCGACATCGTAGCTGGTGCTGTCGATACCCTCCACACACACGCCACTGGACAGCGTAGTGCCTCCACTATTCGCACACCAGTCACTACAACTGATAGCTGCCAAACACACCAGGGCCAAGATTACACTTTTCATCATCACCTCCTATTGTTGGTTGCTTACATAATATATAGGGATGTGGGCGGTCTATGGGAGCGGTCGCTGTCCCAGGGACTTCCTCGCATTTTCGATTTGCCCCATAGCCGCGAATGTCACGTTCATTAGCTCTTGTAAACGCACCGACAGCTTTTCCAGGCCCATAACCTCGGCTGCGTCGGCGAGATCAGATAATTGGTTGTCAAGCCCACGCAACAAGGCCATCGCTTCGGACATGTGTTTTTTGCTTTGCTTGTGTTCCATCGTTGTTGTCTCCCATTTGATATTTACAAAGTGGCTGGCTTCAAGCCCATATCTTGTTTTCGTTTTCATCGTCGCCTCCTGTTGGTTATTAACTCCAAACTATGGCGCGGCCTTACATGGTACAGCGCCACAGTCATGCAATCAACAAGCTCAGGCCTAGTAACCTAGTGCGTCATTATATGCTTGTATGCCCAGGCCCATGCCTACCTGCATTGCGTACTCACGGCATTCATGGGGCTTGTAAAATAGTGGATTTTTGCGGATCATTCTGGTGCCATCGTCCCCTTCCAAGAGGATGTATTCGGTGCTGCTGTCTTTTGTCTGGGCCTCATATGCAAGGATTGCCTCTTTGAGCGAGTCATATTCCGAACCAGTCCAACAGTCGTCATTTCCTAGATCTGGGTGGCTCCCGTGCTCTGTTACTGAATAGCTCATCATCGTCTCCTTTATTTGGTGTCTACAAAGTGCCAGTCTACCACGAATCCGGGGAAGCGTTCTTCTTCGAGGTGGCTGGCTTTTACTTCGTTCGCGTCCATGGCGCTTACCAGGTCTGCCCGGTTCAGGCCAATCAGGCCGTCTTGGTTGGCCACACACAACAGGCTGGCTGCGTCGGTGCGTCCAAATCCGAGGGCTTCGAGTTCGTCAAGAATACCGGCGATGAATGCGCGTTTGCCAAATTTGCGGGCGGTATAGTTGGCGATGGCCTGCACATATGCTGCGAACCCTTCCATGTCCACCTTGCCTGCTGCTACTTGCCGTGCTTTGCTCATTTGTTGTGCCGTCAATTTCATTTCGTCACCTCCTATTAGACACTATGCCAGGTCTGATCATCGGGCGCAAGTCTTTTTTTGTTGTGGATGTCGTTTTTTTGCTAAGGCAGCGTAAACAGTGTGAATATAGAAATCAGATCGTGGATGAGAACCCACAGCAGGAGAGCAACGGGGATCGCAACGGCGAGATCGTCGGCCAGGCTATACGTCGTCTGTCGCATCGCCAAGACCACGGGCCATAAACATCTGTGTTGCCAGTCGGCCTACAAGGGTTTTGGTATCGATGGTGGTGGCCAGCTTGGCAATTGCCCTGTCCAGGTCCTCGTAAGAGGTAGCTTCGTTTGCGGCCTCAAAGATTGGCTGCATAATGGGGTCTGTCTGGCGCTCCCAGTCACGAAGGCCCATATCCACCAACTCGTCAATTGCGTCCTCGTAGCGCTTGGTGTTCAGTGCCGTAGCGCGGTTTCGGGCCTTGTCGTCATCCTCGCCTTCCTGCCCATTGTCAGGTTCGCCAGGCGTCGGCGGTGTTTTGTCATCGTCATCATCGGGCTGCCCTTCGGCGGGGGCCTTCCCCTTCGGATGCATGATCGCTGCACCATCGGCAGGTTCCGTCAGATTCATCCGGTCAAGAACCTGTGATACCTCAATCGGCACACCACGGTCAGCCAACTCGCACGCGTTCCCAACAAATTTCTCGGTATCTTCCTGCTCTTCCTCTTCGATGACAATCCGCAGGTACCTCTTCTGGGGGCCATAGTTGAGCTGTTGCCAGACGCGCACGAATTGATTGCTCAGGGTTGCCGCCACTTGCTTCGCGTCATCGTCACGGATATCCTGCCTCACCTCATTGTGGATTTTGGCTTGGGCAAGGCTGGAGCCGTTATCGGCGGTCATCGTCTGCCCCAAAACGAGCTTGCTGGTCTGCTCGTCCCAGTAATCAGCGTTTTCCTTGTGTGCGTTCTTGCCATTGCGCACTTGGTTGCTTGGGAACTCGATGTCCATCGTAGCCGGTAATACCGCACCAGCATCCGTCGCGAGATTGCTGATTGCCGTGCGCAGCCTACTAATATCCGCTTTGCTTGCGCCAACGGCATATTTGCCGACACGTAGCGGTATGCCGTACACTTCGAGGAATGCCTGCCAATCCTTTATAGTGTAAGACTTGCACATGTGCGCAAATGCCATCGGCAGCGCTAGGCCGCGACGTAACGGAATCCCAGTTTTTAGCAATGGCTCATGCACCAAAAATTTACCTGGCACCAGTGGGATGCCGTTGACCATGTCAGACTCATCGCGCAACCGAATCTCGGTTCCAGTCTCCCGATCGTACTGGAACATATGCGGATCGCGCCAGTGGAATCGCGGCCACCATGCAGTCTTGCTGTACTGCCAGTCCATTTCGATACCGGAGTATCCCTTGCCCAATCCGTCAAGGAGATCAAAGACCACCTCTCCCATGTCGCAGTCTGCAAGGCGCTCGCGAAGGTCGTCCGCCATCTTTTCTTCTTTTGCGTCTTCTGTGTGGCACACGACTTTTAGCGGGAGGCGCTTAACAGCGGTCTTGCGGACGTGCAGCACGCTACGGTAGTGCAGATCGCGCTCTTCAATCTCTTCGGCGAGGGTAAGGTACTCGTCAGCGGCAGATCCTTGGCCGTCTTGCTCGCGGATTTTGGCGAGGATTGAGCCTAGCTGGTAGGGTGTAAGGCCAGGCGCAACGGCCTGGTGCCACACGTCGCGAACATGCGCGACAGATGGGGTTGCAATCTCGTCGGACAGCTCCGAAGCTTGGATCGGGCGTCCCAGGTGGTCCAAAAGCGGCATATTTGCTCCTCGTGGTGTTTAGTCGACTATCACGAGGTCTATTATACCACAGACAGCAAACTGGTTATTCTGGCATACACTCAACCATTCCGAGGGTGTCGTTGTCGGCCACTTCCTGGAATTTTGTGTAGAGCTTGGTGCCGTTGTAATACCATGCCCGCTTGATTGTTATACGGATGTACGCGGCATTTTGTCCGCTCGGTTCCATCGTGTATGCCTCCTCAGCCGCTGCAAGGGCCGGGCCGAACAATCGTTGGGCACGTAGCCGGTCACACAATTGACGCAATTCTTTGGGGTTCATCGTTGCCTCCTCTAGGTTATGTATTTCGACCTTGTTTCCAGCCTTTTGACAGCAGCCATATGGCGTCGCGCCTGGGACAGTAGCTTGTCCTGCCGGGCTGGGTCGGTGCAGTTTTCGGCTGCGGTCAAGTAATAATCGACCTTTTGTAGTGTCTCGATGATCGTCTTTTCCAGCGTCTTTTCCAACGTCTTAGTGATCTGCATTGTGATTCCCTTGCGCAAAACCCTTAAACCGCTCTAGGGTCAATTGACCGTTTGCAACCATCCGCGCGCGGCGCAGGACACCAACGGCATCATGACGATCCATGATGTCGGAATCGCTGTATCGCCGACCACTGCTGCGCATAATGCCAAGGACGCGTTCCTGTGATTCAATCGCCATGGTGAGGTGTGTTTTTGCGCGCGTTATAGGCGCCTTGCACAGCCAAGTAAGAGCGAATTGGTATGCATCGGTTTTATTGGTGATCATCATCATTCTCTCCTGGTTTCGGCTTCGTTGCCTTACATTAGATACTATGCCATGGCTGAGGGGTGGTGTCAAATATCTTTTTGCGGCGGGTGTTGTTTTCCAGGAACCCGGCCTACAGCATGCCTTTGCCGAGACCGAAGCCAGCGGTATGGTGGATCGGACGCTCATCCTCGGCATCAAAAACGTCACTTGGACAAACAGAGCCGCCTCGGTCATCGCTCGGCAGGCCCTCTGATTCGAGCGTCATGTAGTAGCCCAGCATTGCGGCAATGGCGCTATCCCCATGGCGGTCACCCTTGCCAGTTTTGTGTTTGGGCAGGCGCGGGATGCCGTCAATTTTCTGGATGGCGCGCAGATCGCTCTTAATGTTGTCGTCCCTAGGGATGAGCAACCGCCTGGACTCCAGCGCACCACGCAATACCGGCATCATCTCGTTGTAGTGATTGAGCGTCAACTTGACCATCTGGATCGGCTGACTAGCGTCTTTGATCGACTTACCTGGGTGATTGTACAGCTGGGCTATCCGCTCAGCAAGGGATTCGCCGTTGCCGGTGGCATCAAATGCCGCCGAGACGAAGCGCGGTAGACGGCCAATCACGTATTTGGCGATCTGGTATTGCTGGTCATGTGGGACGTTGACCATCTCCACCACCCACGGGGCCACACGCACCATATCCCGACGCATCGTGAGTGGCATCAACACCGACACATCACTGATGCGCCCAAAATCTTGGCCCAGGAAGTGGCGGCAGTCTTTGGGGAGCGCATTGACATGCGGTGCAAGCTCTTCTCGAATCCAATCGTCGACAAAGCGCTCACGTGCAGTAGCAGACTGGAGTACAAAATCGTCGTCGCAACGCAACTCCAGCACGTCGCCGTCGATCTGGCACTGCTCAATCACAGGTCCGGGGATGTAGAGGCCACCAGACCGGGTTGGAATGCAGTCAAGCTCCTCGGCGCTGTCGTAGAGGTACTGATTGTAGATTTTCTGGACAAAGGCCTGCTCTTTCTTTGGCGTCCATTCCTCGCCGTTTAGTAGGCACATTCGCTTGTAAAGACCCTCATCGATCGCGCGCATGAAGGGGATGCGGTGGACACTTCCCTCCTCGCGCTCTTTGGACCGAATCTCGCCGACAATCCGGTTGAATGCCGATCCCTCCCCGTTGTGAGTGCTAATCAGGGTGACATTTCCACCCCAAATCGAGAGGGCATTGGCGCTCTTGAGGGTTGCATCGAGATCGTCATGGAAAGCCGCCTCGTCAACTACGACATCACCCTTACGACCACGGAGTGACCGAGGATTGCCGCTTAGAGCCACGATACTGTGCCCTGACGCCATCTTAATCATGAACGCAAGGCAACTGTCGCGCTCTGGCCCACGAAGCAGCTCTGATGAGATATCGGCCAGCTCCATGGCCAGCCTGAAATCGCGGCACCACTGCGCGCAGGCGGCAATGTATTCCCGCGTGATTTCTTTGTCGTAGCAGATGTATGAGATGTTGCGGCCCTTACGGCCTTTGCGGGCGCAGCTGAGGACGTTACGGGCGGCTTCGGTCCAGGTTATCCCCGTACGTCTGCCCTTTTCAGCAACGCGGAAGGTCGATTGGTCTGCGAACCACTCTTGCTGATATGGTAGGAGTATTTTGGGTGCATCCGACATTTACCACCGGTAGTTAAAAACCTGGGGACGCCGGGGTTCGAACCCGGACGGCGTTTGCCTTCGTGCGCAGGGCTGATGCGCTCCATGTTGCGCGGCGCTGCACGAGGTGACCACCCTCTACACTCTTGGCGAAACACACACCTGGTTAAGGTGCAGCTCTGCCGACCGCGATGACTGGAGGTCAACTAGTCACGGTTTTTGAGCTACGTCCCCACAATTCTCAATCGTACGAAGAAGCCAAGTGCCATCCAATCTTGCTCTTCGGGTCCTTAATTCCAAGCCACGTTGCAAACCGAACCAGCTGGTTGATATGCTTCTCGGGGATATCCGGCATCGTAGTCGGAACCATTTCCGAGCCATAGTCTGAGGCACAAAAACTCAAAACGGATGCACAGTGCGTTGGGTACTCACAATGTCCGAAACTCCACAACTCAATATCTGGGCAATGAACCGCGCGAAGCTGGTTATTCAGCCAACAGTGTTCCGAATCGTCGAAGCTCCCATGGTCTCTATCGGCCCACGAATAATAGCCATCGACAGGCCCGATTCCCTCCTCACAATCCAGTACGATTAGCCCATAAAACAGGTGGGCGCTTGATGACATGCCCATTATTCGCCTCCAAAGTTTGTTCTGGGCAGGCGACCGGACTCGAACCGGTGTCTTATCGATACAATCAATGGCTTTCCCAATTAAGCTACACCTGCCAAGCGTGCAAAGTTGACGGCGGCGATTCCCTGATCGCCACACGCTACGACACCTCCAGCTGCCGACCAACCGCGATTCCGGTATCTGGCAGCGGGGGTTGACATCCAAGGGGTGGCCAAGCCCGATGGACCCGACAAGTGCCGCAGTGTGTGCATGGGTGTCAATCCATGGCCTTGGTTTTCCCAAGGCAACACCGTCATGTGGGGTTTCATCCCCAATCAAAGGGCTTTGTGTGCGTGAGGGCTTCCGCCAACTCGTCCACGCACAATCAGCCCAGCATATCCTGGAGAGGTGCATGGTGTTGTAACACCTGGGCCTGGGGGCGACGTCAACACACCAGACTCTACACCTCATGATTGCGGGTGGGGGAGTTGAACCCCCAACTCTGGCTTATGAGGCCAGCGCCTTCCCGTTTGGCTAACCCGCGTCAAGATGGGCCATTTATAGCGACTGGCCCAAATCGCGCTCCGGTGTCTCTTTATACCCAGCACGGCTGGGGACTCTTTGGTCGGACTCGATGGACACCGCTTTCGCGGCCCGGCTCATATCCACCCAACACCATTATACCACAAATCGAACAGCAGACTACTCACATTCGCCATTTGCTGCAGCAAGCGCGACCATCCTCAAAGCTTTTCCTGCTTGATATAGAATCCACCTGTACCATTAGATTCGTCTAGCCATTCATCCAAGCACTTGTGGAGGAACTCTCTGTATTTCAAATTGATGTTGTTGAAATCACATTTTGGTGGGCATATATCAGAATGGACGTTCTCCCCATTTGGACGAGTATATTCGATCTCGGCATGTACTGATTTCGTTGGCATCATCCTCTCCTTGGTTATGGGCGTCTTGCCCTTACATTGGAGATTATGCCATGGGTCGTATTGGGTGTCAAGGATTTTTTTGCGGGAATCTACCAAGTCCGGAATTTTTTTATTCCGGCAGTGTATGACGGTTCTCTGACAATCTCGCCTCAAATTTTAACGAGTATTTGAGTTGTTGGCTGCCGTCGAACGCCTCGCCGAAGTCCTTTTCGATCATCGCCACCATGTCCTTGAATTCCGCGATCATCTCGTCAAGGTACGTGTATCCGGTCACGCCGCACATTGCTCCCTCGCCAGACGAGAGCAGGTCATACAGTGCTGGTCTGTCCTCGGTCATCTGTTACACCTCCGGGAATTCTTGGTATCGCACACCATCAATTAGGTCGCCAGCGGCCTTCTTTCCTACACGCCCGCCATTTTCATCAAACTCACCCCACTGCTTGAAAAAGAATGGCACCTGCAGCCCATACTTGGTGCGGTTCCACAGATCCATCACCCACTGTTTTTGCATGGGGCGCGCTTTTGGGCCACTCTCCCCTGCCACGATTACCCAATCGATTGGATACGGACCGCCGTCGGTGGGCAGCCATACCGGTCCAACAAGGGGCTCGCAACTGAGGAAGCGAACCGGGGCGGCCAGTTCCGTCAGGATTGGTATGCGCTCATCGGCGGCCGCTTGGTTTTCCACGGTGACACCTGCCCACACGTTGTGTGGGACATTTGGCAGCGAGTTGAACCAAGCCCGCATCCGAATAGGTCGTTTCGTGAGGACCAGGAAGGTGTGTTGCTGGGTCGATTCCGATAGCATCACCTCGAAAACCCTCGTGATAAAATAATCGGACACGTCATCGTGGAAAAGGTCCGACATCGAACACACGAAGATCTTGCGCGGGCGTTTCCACCGCTTCGGCTGGTCCAGCATGTGTGGGTGGCATGTGACCCTGAAGCCATTGGCATAATTTCGCTGCCCCATTGCTTGCAGTCGGGTGGCCACTCGTTCGGCATAGCAGTTCCGGCAGCCATCACTGATTTTTGTACAGCCAGTGACTGGGTTCCACGTTGCGTCGCACCAGGCTATTTTGGATTTGTCGCCCACCTCAGTTTTGCCTTTCGCCGGGACCGTCTACAGTGAATTCTGGCACTGTACGGCCTAACCTTGCCAGGTCTTCGCGCAACGATGCCGCCAGAATCTGCGCTGTGATACACGCCGCCTTCTCCGACTCCAGCGATCGGATCTCCACCGGGCGCTTACCACACACAGCGTCGATAATTCCCATGCGCATGCCGTTACTGACGCCATTGTCGATGTAGACTACGGTGGCATCTAGACGCTCGGCGATTGCAAACCCGGCCACAATCCCGTGTTCTCGTTCTGATGGCACGTTGTCATTCAGCACACCAGGCTGCGTATACAGCAGGTGGCTCGCAAATGGTGCCTCACCGCGTTTCAGGCAGTCGGCCATAGCCATACGTGCATACGTCTCGTTTTTTGCCACAGCGCCCGCATATGGGCTTTCTAGCACTACTGTTCTCATTTAGTCCTCATTCCATCCACGAGTTTTCCCATCTCGACGCTCGTGTCATAGGTGTCGCCATTGTCGAAGTGCAGCACCCCTGTGCCTTCCTTGCTTTTGGTGATGTACATCACCTTGTTAGGGTTGAACGCACAATACACGTCGTTTTCTTCGTCGGCGCACAAGTGCCAAGCCACCCCAATTTCTTGCTTCCACGCCCAGTCACTCATTCTGTCACCTCCTCTTGTTGTTTCTCAACGAACACAAGCGGCAGATCCGCGTTGCGAAATATCGTTGGAATGAATCTGTCGCAATCCCTCGCAAATGCCTTTGGCACAACCATGTGCAGCTCCACCATGCCAGCGCCGGATGACACATCGATATCCACCCACGTCTCGCAGGTGGCTTTGTACGCGGCAACCGCCAGCTCGTCGAACTGTTCGTCCGTTAAGTGCCCTTGATACCAGTATGACACATAAACGCGGCTCACTTTTCTGTATTCCGTCTTCACTCGTCCTCCAGCAGCTCGATTTCAAGCGCCTCGTCGCCGAAATCGAGTTCGCATTGGTCTGCTTCAAACCCCCATTCACCAGCCCTGTGGTCTCCGTTCGGGTACCCTATAGGCCCCTGCCAAGGGGCAGCCTCTGCAGCCTTGATGGCCTCCTCTTCGCTATTGGCCTCAACCTCCACAAACGACGTCCCTGCAACTTTTGCGAATACGGTGTATTTTGCCATCACTCGTCATCCTTACATCGTACGTCAGCGGGGATCTCCAAGTCTCGACCCAAGGCGCGCTGTGCTAGGTCCAGACCATCCTCCCAATGTGTGGCACTGCCATCACTTCGAACGCTGCAGCGCTTCCCGAGCCGGTCCTGTAGGGCGATCAGGCATGCAGTCACAACCTCGTCGTATAGACATCGCCCAGTCTTGCAAAAATCAAACTTGCAATACAGATGTGTGTCTGGTAGTCGGAATGTTTCATAGTGTTCATCTGCCGAAGCATCCCCATTGAAAGACACAACGCCCGGTACAATTGGGTCACGGCCATTCCACCCCTTCAGCGCAATCCCATCATCGATGGCCTGTTCCATGATTGCCAGGCAGTCCTGACGTGCGGCCAGGTACTTCTCCGGACACTTCGTAGCGTCATATTCCCAATAGTGTGTGTAACCCATAAGAGCCTCCTGTGTTTTGGCGATATCGCCGTTGTTGTTGGTAGTGTACTACAGGGCTGGGTGGGTGTCAAGGACAATTTTGACGGATCCATTCGTCGACATCGATTGTCTCGCGCCAAACCCCGAGATATGTGTCTTTCTGCTCATCAAACACGTATCCATGCAGCTCAATTTCATGTGGCAAGTCCCTGTGCCCGAGCGTGGCTATTTCGATGATGCCGTGTTCCCTGATGGTGGTCAGATACTCTCGGATCGCCTCATCCTTGTCTGTGTGGATTTCCCCACCATGCGGACAGTCGCCACACTGCCAAAACTCTGGCATCTCGTAGTTTTCCCAATACTCCGCGAAAGTATCCTCACCAGGGATAACATGGTGTCTAGCGAGGTAGTCCACCAGACAGGCGATTTGGGAGCTTCTCATGCCAGATTCCGAGCCACGTTGTGCTTTATACTTGTCTTTATTTAATTCCCACAGAATTTCAAGGTTTTTCATATGGTCGATTGGTGATTCTATTTTCATTTGTTATCCTTTCCAAAATTGCCACGGAACTCGCCACAAAGTCCCCAGACGTTGCCTTGTTGGTCCTCTACTTCGCACTGGTCTGTAAAGTCGACATCCCATTCAATCTCATTGGGCTCGCGCTCATACACCTCAAGCGCCTTTTCCACAGCCTCTCGTGGGCTGGATGCCTCGACTGTCACGTCGCCACTCTTCTTTGCCTCCAAATGTACGTTATATTTCATCACCATCCTCAAAGCCTTCACAGAGATAATCGTTGGTGACAATCAGCTCACCACCAACCGCTACAAAGTAGCAATCGTTTTTTACGTACCCGATCAAATCAAAACTGTCGGGCAGTTCCTCATCCCGTTCGTCATACGTATCCAGAAACGCACGTATTGCGCGTTCTTTCGTCCTGTGGTAGCCGACTATGCGACGTGTACTTGTCTCGCACCTGAACACTATCTGTTGGTATTCACTCATCGCTTTCCCCTTTGCACTTGACACTGTGGTGTTGGTGCGCTTCCATGGGGCACAGGGTGCCGTTCAAATTGCGGGTGAACACGGTGATCGGCCGTAGCTCGACCACCAGTTGTTCGCCAGTCTTGTAGTGGGGCAACACAAGCACCGGACGTCCACAGACGTCGCAAGTGCTGTGCTGGCCGAATATGGGGTTGCTCATAATCCCAAAATCCCCTCATCGTAGTCGTTTGGGTCAAGTGGCGCCAGCTTGGTCAATGCCTCCTCAATCCGGTCAAGCAACGATTTGACTTCGGCTAGCCGTGTTACACCGCATTCATCTGCAAGCACGTCCTCATATTCCGAAAGAAATCCACAGGCCTCACTCAGCAGGTCATACAAGCTTTCGTTATCCATATCTATCCATTTGCCTTAGCGGGGTCGCTGTTGCGGTCGATTTTGCCCGTCAACACACCACGGACGAACGCATCAGCGCTTCTACTGGATGTGAATGGTCGCACCTTTTCGATAAAATCAAGTGCGTCCTTCTCGGACCACCCGAGCTTATAGATAAGCGACAGTGGGTTGTGTGCATAAACGACCTCGTTCACTATCGTGTTAACCATGTGGTCGGAGATTTCTTGCTGTGTTGGCAGGTCGATGTCATCAAGCCCGTTTTTCGGTGGTTCCTGCCACGGACCACCGTCCACGCGGTACCGCACCACATCGCAGATGATCCCGTTCTTGTTCACATAGATGAACTCTCCACCAAGTTCCAGATCGCCACCGGCGTCGATCTCGTACGCTGGCGCTATTGCAATGCCTCTTTGCGAGCCCTTTGTCTCATACTCGATTTTCATCCCAAATCTCCTGTCAGGATGTCGATAATCTCTTCCGCGACCTTCTCGACATGGTACAACTTGTCTCCGCTAATCATGGCGCGCGCGGCAACAATCTCTCTGGCGCGGTCCAAGACTTTGCTGCGCTGTGATTCCAGATCACCAAGTCTTTTAAGGGCGGAGCGTGTCACAGTCGATCTGTCGAAATCCATTCTGTGGTGAAAGGCCCAGTGCTCCTCCCCCATTGCATCCTTTTTTCGCTCCTCGACAACCAATTCGGCCGCCGCCGCCTCCACGATGCGATAGCTGCCGTCATTAAAAATGATTCTCGGAAATCTAATCATCCCAAACCTCCTTGATTCGTGTTTTGTTTCTTGCCAATACCATACGTGCCCGACAACGCGGGCATTTGCTCCACAGTAGCACATAGCTGGCGTGCATGTCAACCCTACCGTCGTGATCTTTTTCTGGCAGGTAGTCGATATTTGGGGCACTGTAGGGCGATTGGTGGTTGCCCGTGCGCCGGTTGATTTCGGCAGCGAGGGCGTCGTGTCGCCACTGCATGGCTGTGGGCTCGATTTGGCCATATCGCCCAGCGACCGAGTGGTGTTTCTCGAAATTGTGTTTGTGCTTGTGTAGCTCTGAGTGTTCGCCACTGAGGTGCGCGCCACACATGAGTCGAGGTGGTACCATCCACATTCGCATTAGTTGCCCTCCAGTCGTCTATGCTTCCAAAAAGGTGTAGCTTTCGCGCTCCAGCAAATCAAGGAGTTCGAAGGCTTTAATCACCCGCTCGCCATCGAGTGTCGGCAAATACCCGCTGCTCGTTGAGTCGCCGTAGTGGTGTTGTTCTGGGATGACCAGACTACGTATCTCAAGTGCATGAATCGTCTGGGTAGGGCGACGGTCGTAACCAATGGCGCCATCAGGCACGTCGTTGTGATGGTTGATCCATTCCAATACATCAATCATCCGATTATTAAGCCTGAAGGTCGCGATGTAGTCTTTCAGTTGCCTTTGCAAGGTCTTCTCCATCTCGGTGTTACTCATCAGTTGCCTCCTTGGCAGGTTGTTGTGTTGATGGTAGCACGGATGGGGTGTGGATGTCAAGGCTTTCGGAAAAGGTCGTAGCATTTCTCGAATTTTTGGAAGGCGCTGCGGACGTTTTCAAGTGTTTCAAGGGCTTCATCGCGCTCAGCTTTGAGGTACTCTATCTTGTTCACCAAATCAAGCTTGTCCTGCACAGCCTTGTCGTACTTGTGTACGACATCCTCGTGTTGATTTACGGCTTTCTTATTCATTTTCTTCAGTTCAAGATTTTCCTCTTCCAGCCTATTACAGCGGCCTTGTAAGCCTTCCTCTACTCTTTTGTGTCCCATCAACCTTTCTTCAACCCAAGTATACTTACCGGCAAGATCATTGTGAATTTCCTCGCGTTCCGTAAGCTTCACCGCTAATCGCCGGTTCTCCTTCTCAAGCGCCTCATTTTTTTCCAAAGCATCAAGGTACAGTGCCTTGAGTTCGTTGGCGTCCTTTCGTTCTTCAATCTCTTGGCGCAGATACTGGACCAGGTCCATGGCCTCTTGATAGGCGTCAATGAGTGCGTCACGACCGTTGTTGGTGTTCAGCCGAGTGCCGTACTTCTTTGCCCCAATCTCCGCGCGCTCCTTCAGGTCGGCGATTACCAAATTGGTGACGTCCTTGTCCCAAGGTTTCGGCGGGGTTGGTTGTGGTTGTTTTTGTTTTTCGTTCAGTACATTTGGGTGGGCTGGCATCACTATTTCCTCACCCGCGAATGCTCCAGTCTTCCACTTGTCTGATTTCACACATATACTCCTGTTTTTTCGTTTTGATAGAGAAGTTTGTTGCCCCACATATCACGCAGCGCATCGTGGTGCTGGTTGTGCATATCCCAAGCCTCCTCCTTTGACGATGCCCGCCACGGGAAAACGTAGGAGCAGTTGGTGCAAATAACCCTACAATTCGCAAGTGAATACCCCAGCTTGTGCTTGTGGCATCGCGGGCAGGGCGCGTTTGGTTTGCGGTAGGGGAATACATCATTCTCGTCTGGTTCGTCATGGGTGTCGTCGGTATACTCCGCGAGAAAGAATTTTCCGTCTTCGGCCTCCGCAGCCGACCCGCCCGGTTTTGGGGCTGGTTTGAAGAATAGCCCGGCAGCCCACCCGGCCTCAACATATCCCCTCATTCGCCTTACGGCCTGCAGCCACGCCTTACGCTTGTTTTCGTTCATCGTTCATCCAGGTCAAGAATTTGTAAAGGAACCAACCATCTTCAGTTTGAAGTATGAGGTATGGGTCGTCATCCGCCCGCCCAGCAATGCCCAGTCGGCAAAGAGTATCAACCTCTTCAGTCTCGTCGTCTCCAATCACCATTGCACAACCCATTTCTCTGTCGTACAGGTCGTCGAATAGCCACCAATCAGGGTCTGATAGCTCATAGGCATCAATGTATTCCCGGATCGCCTTAACTAGGCTTGACCGTCGATTTTGGTCACTCATCAGAAGTTCGTTATCCATCAAAATCCTCCATTTCGCAATTGCCTCCTTGCGCGCCCATCACGTACTCGGCACGAAGCCCACTGCGCCCGCACTCCATACCAGCGGACAGTGCCAACCCAATTGCGTCATCTTCGGTATAGGCCACCACAATCCGGTGGACATTACCAAATCCGACGTATCCATTGTAGACACGCCACACCTTCAGGTCTTCCACCCGTTCCTCCGGGAACAGAAGGATGTGATCCAAATCAGGGTCATGTGCCATCACCACTCTCCATATCTGTTGCGCTCGCGGAATTCCTCGTAGTCTTCGGCAAATATGCGATAGGTTGCATCCTTCTCTTCGTTTGCATGGCGATACAGGAATTTGTGGTTCAGATCGTCATACTCCTTCAGTGGTGCCTTGAGCACAACCCCGGTTTTCAGCACGATGACAGTGTTGCTGTCGGTGCGCACGATAGCATCAATCGCATGCAGGTCAAGACGTATGTCCCTCGCTTCAATCACCATTGGCAAGCCCCCAATCGGTGGCGCGCATCGTCTTCGCGGGAATCGTATACTGCGGGGTCCCCTTACTTGACACGATCGTCCCGCGTTTATTCATCTCCCAATAGTAGCCGGTCGGCCAGGTGCCACGTCGGACCTTGTATCCTGCACAAAGGGCCGTGTATGCCGTTGCCCAACCAAATCCATCCCAGGACTCCCGTGGTTGCGGCTTCCTCGCCACCCCAGTGATTGTGATGTTCGACTCATTGTTTTTGTAAATCGACACATTTTCAACCACTTCAGCATCCCTGTACACCCTTACTGCGCCGTTGTGATTGACGTGCAGGTCACCATCAATCAGGTGCATTTCCAGATTATTCGCCATCATCACCTCCATTAAGTATCCGTGTTGCGTGCCAAATCGCGGCTTCGAGATCCGTCGTCTCTCCATACCGCGCATGCTGCAACATACACTCTACCACGCGTGCCTGGTCCCAGTCAAGCTTATATTTGTCCCTCAGCTGGGCCAGGTCGGCGAATATGCCCTCTTTCTCGCTCGGGCATGGGTAATCCGCCTGGTAGTGGTCGAAATTGTTGCATGGCGTGTCAGCCACACAGCCACCACAGGCAGCGACATCTACCGGGTCGGTCTCGTCGCTCCAGTTAAACAAACACGTTGCGCAATCTTTTTCCATCACATTGCTCCTATAAATTGCAAGATGGCTATGCCGCCTGTGACCGCCGTGCCACCCGCAAAGACCATCGCGAGCAACAATGTTGGCCAGTCGGTTGTTGGTTCGTGCGCTACAGGCTCAAACTCGAAGGGCTCCTGCGCCCTGGCCCACTCCGCCTCTTCCTCGCGCGTCCAGTATGGGTCGAATGGGCAGGTTCGCAAGTAGAGCCTACGAGCCGTCTTTTTTTTGACCATTTCGGCCGCCCGTTCCCTCTCTGCATCTCGGCGCCGTTCTTTTTCGGCATCCTTTCTCGATATTCTGCCATCGACTTCATGAGTTTGGCTTTGTGTTCATTGGCTTTCATCAGTTTCCTCCCACCCACAGGCCCTCTCCCATGCCTGTATGGCATCAGCCATCTGTCCGAGACAATCGCGGCAAATGAACGTATTGTCGTCCATCATATCCACCACCACCACACCGACGCCATCCCTGCCGCAGTAGTCGCATTCAACATTGCAGAATACCTCTGTGTTGACTTTGCCGATGGTAAAAACGTTCGCCATGGGGTGCGCGGTCTTGCATTCAGTCATCAACGCCTCCTCCAAAATAATACCGAGTGGCCCCACCAAGCGACGCCACCAATACGTCGATCTCTGCGGCAGATTCCTTGACGTCTATGTAACCCTCTGAAGGGATGTAAACAGTGGCGCCGCCATCAACCCGGGGTCCATACACCTCGATACTGTCGAGGTTATGCCGCCGCTCTTTGCCATCCATGGTTGTCAACCCAATAAACAATTTACTCATCAATCACCTCCTTTGGTTGTTCGATCAGGTGCGCGGGCTCGCCGTACATGGCTTTTGCTACGCACACGTCGTGGATTAGTTCGTCACGGACGCGTTCGACACTGCCGTCGCTGAATTTGAGTTCCCAAATGATGTCGCCGGTGGTTGTTTTGGTGGTTGGCATTGCGTCCTCCTATCGGGCTTTGTGCCCGTTATTAAGGTTATAGCAGGACGCTAGGTGGGTGTCAAGAATTTTTTTTAACGTTGAGAACACGGGCGATTTGGGCAATGTCTTGTGGAGACAGTTCAGTATCCATCACATATCTCCTGATATTTCTTGCGACATTCGTCCATGGCATTGGTATAACACGGCGTGTGGTAGACCGCGACATCGCCAGTATCTCCACTTACTCGACATTTGACCAGTGCTTTGTGCCCACACTCCATCTCAATCATGTTGTGCTTGCCAGTGTACCATGTCTTTACCTTGTCGCCATCGGGGATGCCAAGAAACAGTACCAGTGACACAGCCAGTAGCACGAGGCCAATACCAAGCCATTTCTCGCCCTCCCTCTCGACACAATAGACAAGTATGGCGATACACCCGCCCAGAAAGGTCAGCATAGTCAGCATCCATCCCAACGCCAACAACCTCTCAATTATCGTCAACATCACCATCCTCCTTTTTCTGGTTCACACCCAATATCTGTTCGACAATAAAGGTGTGGTCCTGGTCGGATATACCGCGCTCGGTCTTGATCGGCCCACCATCCTTGCCGGTCACCTCGTTGACCTTTTTCTCCACGGCAATACCAAGGTGGCGACACAGCAGCGTTAGTGCTCGGATCTTGTCGTGAGTCTTGATGGTGGTAGTAACGCCCTGGCGGCTACGTGTCTCGCTGACCTCCTTGATTGCGGCAGTGACATCTTCGTCGAGTTGGTCGCTATCGACCAGCGTAATCTGGTTACCAGACCACGTCACGGCGTCAGTGATGTTCGACAGCCCGATCCTCTCCAGCTCCTTTATCACGCGATCGGCATCAACACCGGTGCGCTCGGCCCGCTCGTCTTTTAATTGTTGTATGGCAGCTTGCACTTTAGGATTCTTCAAGAGGCCACACCCCTGTGCGTGGGCCGATTTCGGGCTATAACCGGCCTGAATTGCCGCCTTGGTGGCGTTCAATTCGATCATGTATGCCTCTACAAAGGCCTGCTGCTTCTCCGTGTTGAGGCCGTATTTGAGCTTCTTACGTGGCATCGGCGTTCCCCTTAAAATGGCTCATATCGGCTGGTGCCATAATATTTTATCTGGTGCTCATTGCACCAACTCATTAACCCATAAACCATTTTTGTCAAACATTCCATGCAAATATGCTCTGTTATATTTCCCATATACCCATCGGGAACAGTGTTGCTAACAACCGGCCTATGGGTATCGCATTTATCGCAATACCCAACGCTGCACTCCAGACTTTCCATCACTCACCCCCCAGCTCGTCGCGCATGACTTTGATGGCGTTGCGCATTTCTGCTACGGCAGCGTTAATTTCTGCCAAGGTATCCATAAGTCTGTTATTCAGGTCGAGGATGCGTGGGGCAGCATCCGCCAGCTCCCGGCAAATGGTGCAGTACCTGTGCCACACATAGTCGTCCTCATCCATCACTCACCCTCCTTTGGTAGCAGAACAGGTGGCCCCAGCCACTTGTCGCAAATGAGGCAGCCCTTGCGCTCTGCGAAGGTTCCATCTGCCTCCTTGAACACCAATTCGGGTTGCGCGCAGGTGCACCACTCGTTGTCGGGACGCTCTAGCCTTTCCCCGCATCTGGTGCATCTGAAATCATGGGTGTCAATTCGGACATCATACCCCTTTGCAAGGGCATCTCTAGCAGCTCCCAACGCCTTATCCAATGCTTCCTTACGTGTCGTCATCAATCCTCTCCAATCTCCAACAGGAACCGTCCATCCTTCGGCACCCATCTGCCACCAGTATACTGCATCTTGTTTCCATAGCTCCCCTGCAGATCGTAGCCAATTTCGTTTGCGGCGGCCCTTAGAGGGTCTACGTGGTGGTGGTTGCTGCAGTGATCCCACAAATCCTGTAGGCGTGCGCCAAGTACTTCGACCGGTTCTTCGATGTCCTCGATTACCACACGTTTTTTCCGGATGCGCACATCGCCGTTGTGCGTACTGGGGTAGTCGCTCTGTAATTGTCGGAGCCAATACGGGCTGCAGTCGTTGAATGTCTCAAAAACGATTCGCCCCATCAGTCGTCTCCCATCAGTGCACGTCTTGCCAGGCAGGGGATACACGGACCATGTCGTGATCCAAAATGTGGGCAGTCATCGCCATATCGGCAGTCCATTTCGGCCAGCTCCCCGACAAGCTGCAATGCATCCTCGATAGAATCGTAATCCACCAGCCACCCATCCTTATCTCGGACCGGTTTTCCTTCCCAGTCGAGATGATATCGAATGATCGTCACCTAGTCATCCTCCACACACTTGCTTTTGCCCATACATCGCTGGATACAGCAAGAGTTTTCTGGTCCACATGCCTCAACACATTCTGGTCCGGTACACGTTTCAGCTGCAGCAATGAGGCATAGCGCCGCGAAAGCAATCAGCATCCAAACGAACCATCCGTCACTCATTTCGCCTCCATGCATTGGCTGCAGTAATTGATTTCTGGCGACCACACTGTGCCACACTTTGGGCATTCCCACCCGGTCTTTGGTCGCGCAGTTTGTTCATCGTCAGGTGGGCTGAAGTCGGCGATAGCCGTAGTTGTCCAATAACCCCTTGGCTGCGAGAAGCAGTCACAAGACGGCCTCGACGGCGGTGGAAAAACACCCCACCAGGGCGATTCTACATAAATAGGCGCGCCACAGCGCGGGCATGCCCCAGATTGCACAAACATCATAATCTCCTACAGTGGTATTGCGTTTTTCTTCAGTTTCGGTTTTGGTTTGGCTGTTGGCTTTGCGTCTGGATTGCCGCATGAGAACACGAGCAGCACATAAATCTCGTCAGGTAGGTCGACGAATACCTTGCCACTCTTCGCCATCCAATGGATCGGGCGCAAGATGTGATCGTTGTAGAATAGCACGGGAATCCGGAATGGGCCACAATGCTCCTCGGCCAGCTTTATGGCGTTCTTCTCGCCAGCCCTGTTTTCGGCGATGTTATTAGTGAGCTGGTAAATTACTCCCACCGTTTCGCGTTCCTTGTAGATCGGCTTGAAAATCTGCGCGCGTGGTGTGGCATCGGTCTGCGCGTCGGTGGTCGGTGGCCGAATCACAACCACCGGGCTTGGCGCAGCGGAGCAACCACCCGACATAGCCAATAGTAGCATGAACGCGACAAAAACCGCCGTGGAGATTATAGGCCCAAACGAGAGCACACGGCCACACAGCCTTGCCCGTTGTTCAATTACGGCTGACACCACCACCAAGACAAGAACAGTCGAACCGCAGAGCAGCGCTGCCCAGTACATATCCTCCGCAAGGAATACCACCGCAGCGAATAGAGGCAGAAGTCCAACAAGTATGACAACCACATTCGCTATATGCGCCTTTTTCTTTTTCTCCTCATCTCTGAGCGATTTCTGAATTCCCCGTGCAATTTCGGGCGCCATCCATTCCAACATTTCAGCCTCCTGACTGGTCTTGGATCCGCTGTCGTATACGGTGCTCAATGCTGTTTGCGCCGAAAAATCGCGGATCGTGTGGTTCGGTTATACCCATACGGCGCTCTATTGCGTCGAAATAGGCGTGTATCAATTCGTGTGTCAATGACGTCTCGTGCAGCGGTGTTCCTTGTGGGACGTATACCTCGATGTGGTAGTCGCCGTTTGGATACCAACAGGCGCCCATAACCTCCCGTCCGTCCATGTATACGTAATTGTCCCGCAACACCACCTCTAACCTGTGGTTTTTGAGAAACGTCGAGACGTGCTCTGACTCGCCAAGTGGCGCGGCTTCTACGATCGCCGCTTCTTCAAACAGTATAACATGTGTGTAGATCGCTGAGTCGTGTAGATCGGTTTCGTTCCCGACCACATACAGTCCAGGTGGGTCACCGCAGGCAGACAGCAAAGCCAATATGAATATCGCGCGGATCATTTGTTCGCGTTATATTTCGCGATGAATTTTGCGGCGTTCATGGAGGCGTTCCAATCGCCGGTCATGATTGACTGATGTGCCATTGAGACGGCGACTCGGATGAGCGGGCGCAGTCCGATTTTCAGGTAGTAATGCCGATCTTCCTTCCAGTCGTATCCCTGGCCCTTGTAGTATGCCTCCATCACACGCAGCGTTTCTTTGCGCGTGATCTGTTTGGACCGCCGCTCCTTATCCTTGCGGATGGTCTCTTTGCGGCGTCGAATCTTCGCGTCCGAGTTGACGTTGCTGTCGAGCTTGGCAATCGACGTAACTTCCTCAACTTTCTCTTTGACGATGTCCTTTTGGATGACTTGCTCAGCCTTATCCGCCTCGATGTTTGCGTCCACGAATGCAGCTGCCAGTGATTGTGCCATTTTCGGCCTCCTCGCGCACGTTGGCGCCTCGTTTGGTTGCTGATGGGTTGCCTCATCAGGCACTGGGGACCACCCAGCACGACGCCCTTTCGGGCGTTTCGGCTTACTTGCTTTCGTCGGCCTTCATGCGGCGATGGACCAGTCGCGCGATTGCAACACCGCGCTTTTTGTACGCTGCCCCTTTCTTGTTGCGGAACTTACTGGCTTGGCGCGTGGTCGGCTTGATACGGGCAAGCTCACAGGCCTCCTGGAAGAGTTCCACGATTTCGGCACAGTGGGCATTGTTGAGGTGTTGCAGTTTGGTCTTCATGATGGTCTCCTGTTGTTGGGCTCCATTACCCTTGTGCATACAGCCTACCACGCAATCGGATCGGATGTCAACAGGAAAATCGAGATTATTTGATATACAGGTCTAAGAATATGAGATTGTTGCCGAACTTTTGCAGCCAGTTTGCGATGAATAGCCACCGCTGGATTACGTGTTGATCCATTTATCAGTCACCCCGATCATCTCTAGGGCCTGCTCCACACTTTCAATTAGGTGTATCGGCGCCCTATTCTTCACCTCGGTGATGAACACCATTTCATCTTTGGTGAGCTTCCGCTGTGATGGGCGTTTGGCACCATCCTTTATCTCCACAATCCACCACGTGCCCTTATATCCGACGAGAATATCAAATGGGCCGCCCACATGGACATACGCTCCAGCGGCTCTCAGCGCTTTGACGATTTCCTTTTCATTTGCATCGCGCCGTTGGGCGCGCCGTGCTTGTTTGAAGCTCATTGGTCGATCAAAGCTCGTGTGATGAGGAAGTAAGCTTCTTCCCAGCTCTCAGCAAGCGTTTTCATCACCTCCACTTTTGCCCTTTCCTTATTGAGTTCGGCTTGCAATACGATGCACTTTTCCAGCAATGTCTTACAGTCTGCCCACTTAACCCAGTCACCTTTTTTGCTACTGACCATGGTTCCGGCAGAGCGACTGTATCGGTCTATTCTCGGATCAATCATCGACAAAATCCCAGCATTGTTGACGGGGCTGCCAGTCAAAGAAATCAGGGTCGTGCCCATTCCGGATCCACAGTACCAGTTTTACCGGCCAGGAATACCCCCAGCGTTCTTTGATCTGATCGGGTGAGATCTTCAGCAACGATCGGCGGATCTCCTCAATCCCTTTTCTGCGGACCCAGTCCTCACATAGATCCGGAAACTCGGCAATCAATCCGGATAGGGTGCTCTCGCAGTCCGCCCACCAAATCACTGCGTCTGGGTCTCCCTTCTTCGCATACTCCAGGTAGTCCTTGGCAATTCCGCCCCAAAACAGGATGGCCTCCTCTGCCTCTTCAAGAGCCTCCTCATTCAGGCTGTAGCCATTCCTTGCCAAATCAACAGCGTCAAACACAACTCACCTCCTACAAATAGATTTTCAATAGCAACAATACGATGATAACACACAGCGCTAACACACCCAACAGGGAATACTGCCAAATTGCAAACAGAAAATTCAAATCTTCCATACCCATTATTATCTCCAATCGTCCGGGTTGTAGTCTAACCGTTGGGACGCACATACCTCATCCCAGCTAACGCGCGACCCCTGATAATAATCACGGGTCGCAACATCCTCCAGTTGCATCTGTATCGTATCATAGGCCCATTTGGGCGGGTGATCATATTCGGGCCAATCATCGGCTTTCTCGTGGTCTAACATGGGATGTTCAAGCGACGCTTCCACCGCGCGGCGGTATAAGGCCAGCTCCTTCGCAGCCTCAATTAGCAATCTTTCTACCGGTGACCCTCCAGACAAGTCAAGTCTTTTACCTCGACCCCAGTATGGCGCACCGAGGAGATCCACCGACCTTTCTTCAATGAAATAACCATCCTTGGTATAAACAATTCGCATGTCTCCGAACCGATACAAAAATTTACCCTCGCTCATATCCGCCTCCATATTTGCTGTCCAAATCAGTGAATAGAAAATACTGCAACTGCGCTGATAGCTGTACAACGCCAGTCTCTCCATGCCGGTTTTTTCCGATGATTGCCTCTACCTTTCCCTTGACGCTTGGGTCGTGTGGATTATGCATCTCTTCTCGATACAAAAGTACAATAAAGTCCGCGTCCTGCTCAATTGCGCCCGATCCACGAAGATCACTAATCATCGGACGTTTGTCCGCGCGATTTTCAGACATTCGGTTAAGTTGAGCGAGGGCCACCACCGGTATTTCCAAATCTTTAGCAAGCAATTTCAGTTGCCTTGATATTTCTGAAATCTCCTCCTCCTGGCTGTTGACACGTGTCCCCAATTTCATCAGCTGTAGGTAATCAACGATCACCATATCTAGGCCATGCCGGTTTGACTGCTGTTTGCACAGTAGCCTAATCTCCGACGGGTTGATGTCGGCTTTATCGCAAACCCAAAGTTTGGCTTTGGCGATTCGTTCCGCGCCCTTTGTGATGTCTTTCCATTGCACGATATTGATATTCGCGGTGACAAGGTCGCGATGCGGGACGCGCGATTGCCCTGACAACAATCGGTAGATCAGTTCCGTCCGGAACATTTCCAGCGAGAATATCGCCACATTTTTGGGCTCTACGTCGCCAACACCGAGCGCAGCATTCAAACCAGCACAGCAGGCGAGGGCGGTCTTGCCTGTCCCTGGTCGGCCAGCAATAACGGTCAAATGGCCAGCGTGGAATCCGCCAGTCATGGCGTCGAGGTCGGTGAATCCAGTCAGCACGCCCGCCTCTCTGCCATGCTTGAATGTATGACTTAACTCACCAAAAACGTCACGCATCGCAATGTTTGAATCTACCAATTGACCAGCCTGTTGGTCGTACAGCCTAATCAGGTGAGCTTCAGCGTTTGCCGCTATTTCATTTGGGTCTGCGGTGTTCGACGATGCCTTGGCAGCCATTTCTTTGCCGATCCGGACTAGCTCTCTGTTTCGGGACGCCACCTTCACCAGCTTGGCGTACGTCGGGTATGCCTCAGCCGCCCCTGTGTAGTCCGCCATTGTGGCGATATACGGCGTTCCGCCAACGGTGTTGAGCGTGCCATCCATGCGCAGCCTGGAGCACACGGTAATTTCGTCGATATCGTCACCGGCGTCCGACAGGGCCAGTATTGCCGCCCATATGACGCCGTTGCGTTCGGTAAAGTCACCAGGCTGTAAGCTCAGCTCAAGCAAGACCTTGGAATCCATTAGAACAGCGCCTATTAGGGCGCATTCCGCATGTAGAACTTGGTTGTTATCCATTTTGGCCCCAAATCAGCTCGTGGTGTAATTTTTTTCCGAAACTAATGCCGAGGTAGCCACCCCACCATCTTTTTTGTGTGGCGGCACGATTTGGCCCGTTTCCGTCGATTCTGCACTTGACTTGTTGGCCGGGATGTCGAGCTTGCCAATATTCGCGGAGATACCTGCCACGGCTGATGCAATTAGTTCTCGCGCCCTGTGCGGTTCTATGCGATCAGGTTTCGGCTGTCTGGCCTGGCAAGCGTGCTTCATGATGTCACGGTCACGCATGCGTCGGATTGTATTGAACGTCGGCATCTTGTCACCATTCTTTATGTATTCCAATGCGTACTTCCGGAACTCTTCAGCGCTCATCTCACCATCCACAAGCTCGATCCAGTCGGCAAGGTGGTCTCCGCTATGCCAAACGCCATAATGACGGTATAGCATGCCCGCATATTTGCTAACCACCGTTGAGTCGTTTTTGTTCATTCCGTTTTTCCCATATTTTTATGGCGTCATCCGCCGCAGTGTATTTCGGGAGCTGGTATTTTGGCACACGTCCGGCCCCTGGTACGTCTTCCATTTTGCCATTGTACTCCGATTCCAGTGCGCTTGTCAAGGCCCACCAGCTAATTTTTTGCGATTTTTTGCGCATGTATTCGATAGCTGCGTTGACTCGGGCGCCATCCATAGGCATGACAGCACACAGGCGCTCTCGAAGTGTTTTGCCGTCGCTGTCTCTTGCCTTCGTGTTTGGCACCTGCCGCAATTCCCCCCAAAAATGCGCTTCAAGGTCGGCGGCTGTCACGGGTCGGCCTGGCACAAACAACGCTCGCGCGCCTGCGTGATCGGTATCTACAAGATCAGATATATTATTCTTGATCTCTTCTTGTTTTTCTTTTTCTACTCCAGATTCTACTAGATGCCTCGGAGTAGATGTTAGTTCATCTGAGTAGTTCGGGTGTACTGGTTCCACCTCGACAGGTGTACTGGTTACACTCCGAGGTGTAATAGTTACACTTCGAGGTGTACTCAGTCCACCGTTCGCCATACGTTGCGATAGGTGTACTGATTCCACCGTGGGGTGTACTAGGTCCACCGATACGAGGGTGTACGTCGTCGAACGGCGTTTTCCTTTGTTTGTCGTAATTATACCAATGGCTTCGAGCACTTTGATTGTGTTAATTATTGTTTTCCGTGTCAACCCAGTGCATCCACAAAGGCGGTTAATACTGGGCCAGCACTCACCATGGCCATTGGCATGGGTTAGTAGCGCGGCCAATACGCACCGTTGCGTTGTCGATAAATTGCACTTCGGAGAATATATTGCCCTCAGCCACAGGTTTGTGTCCACCGATCAACCCTCCTCGTCACCATCGAAATCAGCCATACCTGGCAGTTGTGGCGACCACGGTTTTTCAATACGTTGTTTGGCCTTTTTGTATGTATTGGGATCCATTTCAGACGTGATACAACTGCGCCCCATTTCGCGAGCAGCGATCGCTGTTGTGCCTGACCCACAAAACGGGTCCACTATGAGGTCACCCGGTAGCGTGTAATCGCGGATTAGGGCCGACATTAGTGCCACGGGCTTTTGCCCGACGAATCCATGGAACCGTTCGGAGGGAGGGGCTAAGCCAGTAATGTACCAGCCTGGCCGCGATCCGGAGCGCTTGCTAGGCTCTTCGGACGGAAGTTTCCCACGCCTGCGTGATATGGATATATACTCTACCTGTGATGCTGGACCATCGCCACTCATCCTTGGTGCGGCCCCACGCTTCGTCCAGATCACGGGGCGGAATGAAAGCCATCCAAGTCGGTCCATTTCACGCATATATGTTGCGTTTGTCTCGTAGTCTCCAAAAAAAATTGCCCACCATCGGCAAACTTCGGCAACCCACTCACACAACTCAATTCTATCGGTAATCCCAAATGCAGAATAGCCATCAATCTTTTGCTTTCCGCTTCCGCTCAGGTAGTTCTCGTGTGTGCCATCGCTATACGGCGGGTCGCACATCACAACATCGCACTCTGTCACGTCGGCAAGGGCGTCCTGCCACCGGCCCAGTCGTAAGTCAATCATAGGTCCTCCTTTCGCGGACGGTTTGCCTACCAGTATGGCACATGTGGACTGACGACGCAAGCGAAATTTTTTCTCGCATCAAGCGAAATATTCTTGACAGGGCGGGGTAGTTGGTGCTACAACCAATATAGCTGCACAAAGCAGCATAGGAGGCGACAATGTCAGTCTGGCCATACACCACCCGCAAGCCGTTCACGATTGGTGCGCACAAGTGCCATCTGTGCCAGCGCACATTCGATGATATCGGCACACTGGAAGACCACCTCGAATGCGAGCATGATTTCCTCGATCACGTAGAATTCCGTGTTGCCCTGGCAGACGAGACCGAAAACCCCAACCCATGGGACGAGTATCGTGATATACTGGAGGACCTGGGATGCTAAACTGGAAACACTGCTATTACCGTGCACACGCCCACATGGCCCGGCAAGACCTGTCGCTCGCTCTGTCCTGGGCCGACTATGCTGCAGCACTCAGCCCGTCAGCTAAAACCAAGGGCCTTGTGAAAATGATCCGCAAGGAGATCAAGCTCAAATACAAGCGAGAAGCCACAAAGAGACTGCCCCAAGCAACCAAGCCGTTGGGGCGAGGATACAACCCAAAATAGGAGGCAGATATGGCGTTCAAAAAGGCCACCAAAAAGCAATCGCGTTTGCGTGCTGGGGTGAGCGGGCCAGCTGGATCGGGCAAAACACTAACGAGCATTAAGATTGCACGAGGCTTGTGTGGAGACGAAGGCAGGATCGCGGTAATCGACACTGAGAAGGGCAGCGCCTGTAAGTATGGCGGAAAATTCGATTTCGACGTGTCGGAGATTTCCGACTACTCCGTGACTTCGATGATCAGCGAGATCCAAGAGGCTGCGAGAGCCGGATACGACGTGCTGATCGTCGATTCATTGACCCACACTTGGCAATGGGTCAAGGCTGAGGTAGACGACTACGCAAGAAAGCGCTGCAAGGGCAACACCTATATGGCATGGAAGCATGGGACACCATTGTGGGACGGCGTGATTCAAGCGATTCTAGATTACCCCGGCCACGTCCTGGTGACGATGCGTTCAAAGATGGATTATGTGCTTGAGGAGTACGAGGTTGGTGGATACAAGAAAACCCGGCCAGTCAAAGTAGGCCTAGCACCTGAAGCTCGGAATGGTACAGAGTACGAGTGGGATGTGCAAATTGACATGACGCACGATCACCTTGCCACCGTCAGTAAAGACCGAACTGGGACAATCGACGGGGAAGTGTTTGACAAGCCAGGCCGTGAGGTGGGCGAAAAGCTGGCAGCATGGCTAAACGACGG